CACTTTTTGCCATAGAATTGCAGCACGATCCGTCTCTTGGTCTGCCAAGCATCTGAGTCAATGTACCTCTTGTACTCTGCCTTGTCCATTCTCACCCCAACACATCGAGTGCTCTCTGAGCTTTTCTCACAAGCTCTTGGTCTGCTGGCTCACCAATCTGAGTGTCAAAGGTTGAAAGCTCAGCAGCTTTGGTCTTGAGCCTTGACAGTGCTCTCTCAATCTCAGCTTGACCGTCAAGCAGTAAGTCAAGACGCTCATTGAGACGCTCAACGTCAACGCTCTCACCATTGCCAGAGACAGTGCCACCAGTCTTGAGCCAGTGCCTCAAGGCAAGCCTAAAAAGCTCTGACTTGTTGGCAGCACTCTCAAAGGCAGCAATAATGTCAGCGTCTTTGTCAGGGTTGAGACTAAAAGGTCCAAGCACTACACGTGACAAGGGTCACCTCACCAGATTGTATGCAGTGCCAGCAAGCTGAGGTATTGCATGAGGCATTGCAAAGATTGCAAGGCTGTTGGGTATGTCAAGGTGCACAAGGATATACCCACCACCAAGAGGCTCATTGCACTTGGCAATCAATGACTCTGCACTATGACCACGCACAAGCACAAAAGTTGGTGGTGGGTCTGCTTGCTGCTGGTCAACAAAAGACCAAGTGATCTTGTCACCATTCTCAAGAGCCTCATACAATAGCTCTGTGACCATTGGCACCCTCACTGACTCACCAAAGGGCACCTCAAGCTCAATGCAAGCAACTATCTTATTACCCAAGGGTCACCTCTCAACGCTCAATTGTATCTCATGCTTGGCAGCACTCAGAGCCAGCACCTCTGGCTTTGCCATGACTGCCAAGTACACGGTCAACTCATACTGCTCTGACCAGACACATGACATGGTGACAATCTTGTACCCTTGAGCCACCAGAGCACCAACCTTGGCCTTGTACTTGTCCTCATTGTTCTCATCCACAACCATGACAGCGTCTTTGGCAAGGTCTGCTGGTACCTCTGGCTCTGGATCGACAAAGCACCAGTCAAAGTTGACACCACAAGTCAAAAAAGCGTCTTGTATAAGGTCTTTGACATACTCTGCTCTGCCTTGGACGTTGTCAAGTTCAATGATCACTTGTGCCTTGCTCACCTTGCACCTCACTCTCTGTTCTGCTTTCTGTCACACCTCAACCGTATACACCAACGCTCATAATAAGGACGACATGAGCCACTATTGAGACTCTCAAGCCTTTGGTGCCAGTGAGACCATTTGTGCAAGCCAAGTCTACAAAGCCAGTGCTTTGCCTTGCTCACCTTGCACCTCTCTCTGTTTTGTACTGAGTGTACTTGTAATACCCAAGAGCGTTGACGTATTCTGGCAGAGGCAGCACCTCAGCATGAGGTATGGCACTGGTCAAGTACTGCTCAAAGAGGTATGCACCACCACCAATGACAAAGACCCTGTCAAAGAGCCTTGCAGCAACACCCCAACGTTGAGCAGCAGTGTCAATGATCTCCTCTGCAATGCTCTGCACAATAGGCTCAACAACTAGCTCAAGGTTGACAGATTGACCACCGTACATGATACGTCCAAGCGTGACTGCTTGCATGATTCTATGGTCACTGTGTCTGTTAAGGTCAGGCAGATTGCTGGCAAAGTACTCTCTGACTGCTCTCATGACTTGCCAAGCACCACGCTCTGTGCTATAGCACTCTGTGTCAACATTGGTCAAACCGTCAATGCTCAGCAAGTTGACATTGTGACCACCAACGTCAATCACTGCACACTTGCTGTCAACAAGGCTTGGGTCAACCACGTTGCCAGACTTGTCAAGCAGACTGGTCAGAACAGCACCCCATGCTTGTGGCACAACATAGCATGTGTCAATGGTCAAGGTCTGCTGCCTGTGACCGTCTCTCTTGAAAGTGTGCTCACCAGACAGCGTCTCATGCACAATCTCACGCTGCCTCTCAAAGTCCAACAGAGGCAAGCCAGTTGTGACACTCACGCTGGCATGACTTGCCTTGGTCAACTGACTCAGTGTGGCATAGAACAGAGAGCACCAGACTGGTGAGCCAATCCAGTCACTTGACTCTTTGCGCACTGTCTCAGCACCACGCTTGACAGCACCAGAGCCAACCAAGTGGTTGTGCTCACCATGCTCAATGACAATGTTATCCTCACCATTGAGCGTGAAACTTGAGCCAACGCGAGTGCTGACAAGAGACGGAAAAGTTACCCTCAACTCTCTGCCTTTGGCACTGGTGCCAATTGCCTTGACAGCGTAAAAGCCACAATCAAAACCCAATTGCATGACACTCTCCTCTGCTGCTCTTGGCAGTCTGCTGACTGACTGGTTGACCAGTACTGTCAAGCTCTGACAAGTCTCTCTGTCAACCCTTGACTGCCAGTCAGTCAGTCAAGTTATACTCAGATTATACCATCACCAACATGTTGGCGTCAATAGCTCAACCTTAACCATTGCAACACTTGTCAACCAATCTCAACCAATCTCACCAGTCACAATCTGCCAGATGCTATGTATCATACTGTACCATTGGCTCACAATCCTATTGTGCCAGACTTGACAGCACTTGACTCTTGCGTTATAATGTTGATGCAACACCAAACGAGAGCACCGCACAGAGTCAGCACCAGGGAGTCAAGCAATGATTGTCACAAAGCCAGACGGTACCAAAGTCAAGCAAGTCACTTGGCAAAATGGTCTCACCAAGGGTACAAGTGCCACATGTACCAGAGCAGCAACCAATGGCTCAACTGGCGTTGTCTCAAGATTGTCAGACCAGATGGCTCTGTTGTACCAGAGGCTCAAGTGTCGTATGGTTACAAGAGCAACATATCACCCTCACGGTCAGAGGCTCAAGAGTATCTCAAGCAGCAGATTGCTTGGGACTTGACGCCAGAGGCAGAGAGACAAGCTCATCTTGAGTCAGTCAGGCAGCAAGAGCAGTACCTTTTTTAGTCAATCGAGTCAGCACCACCACAGGGAGAAAAACAATGTACTCAGTCACTTGGCAGCACCACTTGGACAGTTTTGCAAAAGCCTTGCTCAATGAGCTTGGCGTTGACCCTCAGTACTTGCCCACAGACCACAACCCCATAACAGACGCACTGCTTGACCCCAACTTTGTTGAGACATACCAGCACCTCAAAGGCTTTTCAAGAGCAGCAATGAGCAGAGTTGCCACAATCTGCCAGATGGCTGTTTTTGACGCTCAGAATGGTCCAGAGGGTGACGGTCAACCAAAAGCACTCAGACGACACTGGTACGCTTGGTACAAGGGCACCTTTGCTCAGAGGATTGCACCACAGCTTGGTGACGTGACACCCAATGACTCTGGTATGCCAGAGATGGATGATCGCATCTGGTCACAGCGTCTCTCAATCACATACGGTGCCTTGGTTGACACTGGCACCGTCACATACCAAGACTTGTGGGTCTCAGATGCCTCACGTATGATTGAGGAGTATTATCGTTCTCTTTTCTCTGGTTGCAATGTGATTGTCTGTGTTGAAAAAGACAGCCTCTTTGCAGACTTCACTGGTGCTGCCAAGCGTCTTGGTGCACGTGCAGTGTACTCTGGCAAGGGCAAGAGCAGCAAAGCAGCAATTGAAAAGCTGCTCAGAGAGGTGTTTTACTGGTCAGACTCTCACGATCCATTCTCATATCACAACCCTCTGATTGTGCTGCACGTGAGTGACCATGACTTTGACGGTCACAAGGTCATTGGGCCAACCTTTGGTGAGCAGTGCAGACGGTACACCTCACACGTGGTTGAGGCACGCATTGGTGTTAAGCCTCAGCAAGTGCGTGAGCTTGCTGGTTGGGGTGACCATAGCTGGTACAAGATCAAACTCAACAACGCAGGGTACAAGACATGGGCCAATGAGCACGCTTTGTTTCTGGCAGAGTGCTCTGACTGTGGGCACCAGTACCCGGTACTCTCAGCAGACCGTCACCACTTTGACAACCTTTGTCCAGAGTGCTTTGCCAAAATGAACACCATTGAACTTGGCAAAGACACTGCCTTTGGCTTTGAAGTTGAGGCACTCAAGACACACCAGTACTCAGCAATGTTTGTTGACGCTCTGCTTGAGTGCATACCCTTTGACACCATTGTGTCAAACTTGAGGCAAGAGGTACAAGCACATGCACCAACAGCAATCTCACCCATTGCCAATGAGGTGCTCAGCAACAATGAGTCATACCAAGAGTTGCTGGCAGAGCTTGCCAAGTTTGACAAGCTGGTTGCAATGCGTGAGCGTTTTGAGCAGCGAGTTGAGCAAGCCTTGACCAAAGTTGCCACACCTCACCAGCTTGACTGGCAAGACAAAGAGCCAGACCCAACAGTGCAGCAATTCAGAGACCATGTTGCCAACCCACATGCATACAACCCTTGGCAACCATTCTCTGAGACTTGGCAGACTCAGCAGTTGACTGGTTGGGTGCGCGAGAACAAAGGCAACGTTGTTGAGGCACTTGAGAGAGTCACGGTCACCAAGCTCACTGGCTTGAGCGTTGAGGATGACTCTGAGGAGTAAAACAGCAACCAGGGTGACTGGCACCAAGCTGGTCACCCTGGTCAACCACACTGAGAGAGGTGATACAATGGCACATGTAACCAGAACCATAATGAACAGAGCAGCAAGACTGAGGTACATTGAGCAGACGTTGAGAGCAGAGCCAGAGACCACACCACAGCAGTTTGCCAAGGCTTGTGGCGTGAGCGTGGTGTCAATCAAGGCAGACATGGCAATACTCTTGGACGTTGCAGAGCGTAAAAGAGGTAACTGGCTCTTGGTTGGCTTGCACCAGCCTCAAGACGGTCAGAGAGTCATGGTCTTTGATGAGATTGACCAGAGACCCACTTTTGCACGGTACCATGTTGGTGACTTGGTCAACAGCTTCACAGAGATATACACCAACAGACCAATCAAAGCACAGTACTGGCAACCAGAGCCACCAGCACCACAGGGTACACCAAAGAGGTGACACAATGACCAAGACAGGCAAAGAGATTGTGATTGGCGTGGCTGGTGGCAGTGGGTACTGGCAACGCTTGTATGAGGCAGTTGACCAAGCACTTGCAGAGGCAGCAGTACCAGCAGCACCCAAGAACGTCTGTATTGAGCAACCACAGCAAGGGCAAAGGGTGCTGGTGTGGGACATACGTCACAAGTGCTGGTGCTTTGCTTACCACTACAAAGGCAACTTTGGCAGCAAGTTTTGTGCTCAAGAGCATGGCAGAGGCAGACAAGTACTGGCACTGCTCTGGTTGCCAGAGCCAGACATGCCAGCAATCGCAAGAGAGGAGTCAGACCAATGCCAATCATGAGTGAGGTGATATACACGTACTTGCCCAAGTGCAACCAGTGTGGTGCTCTGGCAACCAACGTGAGTGAGGATGAGCAGCAAGCAATTGACGCTGCCAGAGCAGAGGGTTGGTCAATCCGCAAGAGAGGCAAAGGCATGCTTGGCATACCGTTTTGGTACTGCCTTTGTAAAGAGTGCACAGAGCGTGCACAGAAAGGACACTGAGACATGGCAGCACAAGTTGTGATCAAGATGAGTGCAGCACACTTTGACACTTTGCGTGAGGCAGTCAAGCTGGCACAAGCCAAAGCCAAAGAGCAATGGCAATTGCTGCAAGTGACTGGTGCCAATGTCAATGGCAACACCAACCGTGACAAAGAGTACCGTGCTTGGGTTGACTGTGAGGCAGCGTACAATGATGTGCTTGAGAACGTCTTGACCTAACAGCAGCAGCAGAGACCAGCAGCATTGCTGGCTCTGTTGAGCAAGTGACAACTGAGGCTCTGTTGCTGGTCTGACTCACCAGCACAATGACTTGACTCCTCATTGCTCCCAACAGAGTACTCAGGCAAGGCACCGTGGTCTGACTCACCACACCCTTTGCAGTCACTTGCTCACCAGTGCCAGCAATCACACACAGAGAGGAGAGGCACCATGATTGAGTATAGCACCATCGTTGCAGTGCAAGTCAAAGCAGAGCTTGCAGCAAGCAGCAGCACCAACGATCCAGCATACAAGGCAATGCACTGCCAAGACAGCGTTGAGGCTTGGCTTGCCAGCAAGAGTCAAGCTTTTCTCACTGGTGTCAGAGACGCTCAGCTTGGGTGCATTGGTACCAATGAGTCTGGTCACCTTGCATACAACCCTTACGTCACCAGCAGTCAAGACTGGTGTGAGTACAATGAGGGTGTGCACCAGCACCAAGCACGTCTTGCAAGGCTCAGAGACCGTGCTTGAGTTGCTTGAGGTGCTCAGTCTGCTCACCCTCAATGGTGCTGGCACTTGGTACAGTGAGGCAGACTGGTCTGACAATCTCATGTACTGCAATTGCAGCACTGCTCTTGGGTGCAACTTGAGGTACTCACCAAGGCTTGGTATACCTTGGGTTGCGATTGACCCAAAGTACATGAGAGAGCGTGACTGGCAGTGTGGTGACCGTCTGGTTGTGCACTTTCTTGACCACCAGTTGTCAAAAGAGGTGAGAGTACTTGACGCTGGTGACCTTGCAAGGCACTGCATTGCAGAGCTTGACTGTGCAGAGATTGTGGTTGACTTTGCAGAGCACCATTGGCCTTTGAGCACCAGCACGCTCAGTGCCAGAGTGAGAGTTGTCAACATGAGCAAAGCGTTGAGGCTCATGCACTTTGTAACAGCAGACCCACTTATGAGAGGAGTTATACCATGACCGTACAAGGCACTTTTTTACCAGCAACATTGGGTGAGAGACCAGTTGTCATACTTGGCTGGTACACTCAGACTGAGACCGTTGACCATGGCATGACAGAGACATACCCTGTTGCCATTGTCACAGACGTTGAGACTGGTGGCATTGAGACCGTCACAACTCACAGCTTGTACATTGAGACAAGCTGCCTGACACCAGAGCAGACTGGCATGTTGGCTCTGTTACGTCACAGGCACCCATCAATGCCAGAGTCTCTTGCTCAAGAGACTGTCAAGGTACGCTGGTACTGTGGTGCATACGTCACAGCACATGACTTTGGCACTGAGGCAAAAGAGTGTGCAACAGAGTTTGACACCACAGAGGACAAGCAAGACTGGCTTGACAAAGGTTGTGTTGCCATCTGTCCAAGCTGCCAAGCTCAGTTGTCTCAGCAGTTTGACGATCCAGCAGAGTTGGTGCAAGATGAGTGAGCAAGAGCACCTCACAGTTGTTATCACTGACATACACTACCAAGACATACCTATTGGGCCAGTCAACTGTGTGGTTGGTGGTGTGCCACACTTGGCAACCGTTGACCACGTCACAGACTTTGTCACAGAACCAATGAGGCAGTTTGTTGTGACGATCCAAGGCTTGTACAAAGACCCTGACACAGAGCTTGTCACGCCAGACTTGTTTGCCTCAGTCACCCTGGTCTGTGATATGCGTGAGATTGTGCAAGGCACATACACCACAAAGCTCAAGTCTGGCATTGGTCAGTACTTCACTGACCTTGCCAGAGACTTGCCAGAGAGCAAGCGTACAAAGATGCACCTCAGAGCAATGCTGGCAATCAAGTTGTCAAAGACCAGCACGCTGCTCAACATGCAACTCAGGCAGCTTGACTTGCCAGACTGCTGACAAGTGTTGCAAGCTGTTAAGGTTCATGCTCTTGACTCAGCACCTCTGGCATGGTACAATGAGCATGTTCTGGTACGGGGGTGCCAGTGCTCCGAGAGTGACATATTGCGATATGATTGTACCCCCAATCGTGCAAGTGTTCAACACAGACACCTCTGTACCAGAACAAAACAACGTGACTGAGGAGTTGATTGCCACAACCCTCAGAGTACCTCACGATTATGAGACGGGTAAGAGACTGCAAAGGCTCATGCCTTTTGAGTTGCTTTGCTGCATAAGCTCTGCTTTGGTGTTCTCTTACCCACCACGGCAAAAGCAGCAGCAAGCAGCAAGCAACTCAGAGAGCATGAGCCTTGACTATTCTCACTAGGCCAGACCACAACCCATAGTGTCTGGCATTCTGCTGACCACAACCCATAGTATGTGAGAGGAGAGCACATGATAGCATATGACACCTCTGGCTCAACCAGGGACACTGGCACTGCTGACTCTGGCACCTCTGGCAGCTTGTATGACTGGTCAGAGCAAGACAGAGCAGACATTGACCAGATTGCAGAGACCTTTGGTGTTGCTGCCAGCAGAGCCTTTGACTTGTGGCAAGAGATTGCTGCTCTCTTTGGTCAAGCAGCAAGGGACTTGGCAGACATAATTGAGCAACTCAATGACAGCATTGACTGGTGCTTGACACCAAAGGTGCAACCAGCACTGGTCATGGTTGGCAGCAAGCGAGTCAGCAAGAGACGCTTTGAGCAATCTGAGCGTCTCTTTTCGTACCCTCAACTCACGTGGTACTCTGTGACAGCACGGTTGCACCCACAGACGTTGCCAAGGATAGGACACAGATGAGACGACCAAAGCACAAAAGAGGAGAGCAGCAGTTGTGGTCACTGGCAGTGTCTCTTGACGTTGCCAAGCCAATCATGGCAGTTGTCAGGCAAGCTGGCTTGTGCTGCTGGTATAACAGCAATCGTCAAAGACTTGAGGGTAAAACAGAGCAATATAAGCAAGCAATGCAAGCACTTGATGCTGCTGGCATGGTTGAGAGGAGAGCACCAGTATGACATTGATTAAAACAAAGCATGGCACAACCTTTGCCTTTTTGTCAGATGAGCAAAAGGCACGCAGAGCCAAGCTCATGCGCGATTTTATGAGAGACCATGTCAACCCTCAGTTTGTTGACCCCAACTCTGAGGTGTACAACATGCAAAGAGAAGTCAGCAAGGGTGACCCTGAGAATTATGCAGAGTTTCAGCACCAGTACAGAGTCATGCGGTGCCAGTTTCTTGCTCACACGTTCTCAGTCAAGGCTGGTGGCATGGTCATGCAACGTATGATCTGTGGTGACTGGCATGAGTGTCCAGATTGCAGAGCAGTCAGGGTTGAGACTTTCAGAGCCTTTGCAGACAATGCACATGCTGAGCTTGGCAATGACCTTGTGATTGCCATTGTCACTGAGCAGCAATGGTCAAGCCTCAGACGCAAGCTGTCAGGCAGACCCTCATACAGAAAAATGCCTCTTGAGGGTGACACCAATGCCATACTCATTGACCAGACACAGACCCATGCTGACTTGTCTGTATATGAGCAGCTTGAGTACAGTGATCTTGATTGGGACACTCTCATTGAGACGCCCAAGGGCAAGAGACCGTCTGGTGACCTTGGCAGACCGTACAAAGAGCCAGAGGCAGATGAGCCAACCCTTGTCATTGAGCACACCCTGTCACGCTTTGACTTTTCCAAGGCAGACAAGCCAAGGTCAGTGCTTGAGGCAGAGGCAGAGGACTTTGCCATGATGGTAGCAGCACGCTCTGGTATACCAGAGTTTGACAAGGTCAAACTTGAGCAGACCGTGAGGCTCATTGAGAAACAGTACACAGTATACTTGCTCAAGCGTGGTGTCAGACTCGATTGGCGTTACACCATCAAAAACAAAGTGTCACTTAGTGCATATACAGATGGTCTTTATAATAGACTAATTGACAAAGCCAGAGAGGATGTTGAGCAAAATGTGCCCAACAAACTCTGGCACCAGACCCTTTTGACTGCACGTGGTGTGCCTCTGGCAGCATAAGGCAGAGAAAAGCACCCAATCTGGCATGGATGTTTTTGACCAAGCCTCACTGCTTGTCTCACTGACTTGACACAACTTGACGCTTGTGGTACAATGTCTGTGCACGAAAAACATTAAACAATGCAACGCAAGAGAGGAGTCAGGACATGAGCGACAAGTTGAGCAAAGAGAACGTCACAGCTTTTTTGGCAGAGCTTGCAGAGCTTTGTGACAGGCACGGTCTGACCATTGAGGGTTGTGGCTGTTGTGACTCACCATACTTGGGTGAGGTGTTGGACTTTGAGACTGTGACTCATTGTGTGACTGGCATTGGTGGCAAGCGTCTCATGTGCAGCAAGAGGCACAAGAGGTACACAGCACCCATTGCCATGCACCATGAGTACTGGTATGGTGTACGTCCAAGCGTACCCTCACACCCACACAAAGAGCCAGTCTGCTCACACACAAGCTGTGACTGGTATGACAATGGTCATGGCACTGAGCAGTGCTGCATGTGTGACTATTTTGACACCCCACCAACTGAGGCAGCTTGCAGAGCCAAGCATGACGGTTGTCACCAGCACTGCATAAGACGCAAAGACTGCATACCATTCTGAGAGGAGAGCACCCATGAGTGCCAAAGAGAATGCAGACACACGTACAATCACAGATACCAGCCAGTCACTTGAGGTGAGGATTGAGTCAGCACGCTATGCAATCAAGCACCTCAAAGTTGACCATTGCCTTGTGGCATACATGATGCGCAACTGGTCAGATGAGTTGCAGAGCATTGACAGGGACATTGACACCCTGGTCTGGCAGCTTGGTGCACCCAACTCAGACGCTCATGTCAATGATGTGCTTGGGGTGCTTGAGACCATTGAGCAGCGAACCAAGGCACGCTGCAACCGTTTTGACAGCATTGAGCTTGAGCACAACACTGACTTGAGGACATGCCATGCTTGCAAGGCACGCTTTGCCAGAACCTTTGACATGGTCATTGGTGCACCCTTTGCCCACACCTCAAGCCTCACGCTCTGTGGGCACTGCTTGCTGGCACTTGCTGCCAAGATTGCCAGTGAGGTGCCAGAGTGACTCAGACAAGACTTGACACCATACTGTCAAAACACAATGTCACCCCACAAGACTTTGGCTTGCCACCAGACCACACTGACTGGCGTGCTCACCAGCTTGAGACGGTCTTGCAATGGCTTGACTGGCACAACGTTGACTCAGATACAAGGATAACAGAGGCACCAACTGGCTCTGGCAAGTCAGTGTACCCAATCTGTCAGGGTGTACTTGGACGTTCTGTCATGGTCACAGAGACCAAGAATCTGCAAGACGCATATGGCAAGCAATACGGTGCTGCTGTCTTGTATGGCAGAGGCAACTATGCTTGTGTACACCCCAAGGCAGACAGTGACACCAAGTGTGATGAGTGCTTTTTTGCTGAGAAGGGTATGCACAAGTGCCCTTACAGTCAAGACTGTGAGTACCTCATTGCCAAGCATGTTGCCAGCACTGCCAGCACTGCTGTTGTCAATTATGCATACTGGCTCACAGCACAGAGGTACAAAGACACTGGCATTGTCAGCTTGACGCTTGATGAGGCACACTTGCTTGACAACATTGTGCTCAGTTGGTCAGGGTGCAAGGTTGACGACAAAGACAGGCAAGCATGGGACTTGCCACAATTCCCAAAGTACCCAAAGGGACTTGGCAGACCAGCAGACCTTGAGCACATTGCTGACTGGCTCAAAAGCTCTGTCAGCAAGCTCAGTGAGACTGCACCAGGGTTGCAGAGACAGGCAGAGCTTGGCAATGAGACTGCCAAAAAGCGTCTCAAGGCTTGTGAGAGTCTCAAGCGCAAGCTGGCAGCAGTACTTGAGGCAATTGAGGCAGTGCAGTCTGCTTGGTTTGTTCGTTCTGGTCCTGGTCAGTGCTGGCGCAATGGCAGACCGTTGCCCGGTATTATCATTAAACCATTGACCCCAAGGTACCATTACAAGAGGCTCTTTGTACCAAGACCAGGGTCAGAGCAGCACCATTGGCATACCTATGCCATGTCAGCAACCATTGGTGGTGTTGAGACCTTTGCCAGCAACCTTGGCATACTCAAGCCAGTGAGCACCGTGGTGCCAGACCAGTACACACCAGAGCAGAGACCAGTGAGACTGCTTGATTGCCCACCAATGAGCAATGCCTATACCAAAAAGCACCCTCAAGCCTTTGACCAGCAAGCAGACTCAATTGCCAGAGCCATTGACTCAGTTGACTCTGGCTGGTCTGGTCTGGTGCACGTCACCAGAAAAGCTGAGGCACAACTGCTGGCAGACCGTCTTGCCAGACGTGGTCTGCAAGACCGTGTGTGGGTGCCACCACTTGTCAACAAGAGACTCAACAGAGCGTATGGCACCCAAGAGCAAGCTGCACTCTGGCAAGAGCGTCTGGCTCAAGTGCCCAACTCAATCATGGTCTGCTGGCAGTTTTGGGCTGGTTATGATGGCAGACAAGAGCGTATGGCAATCAGTGCTAAGGTACCATACCCTTTTTATGGTGATGAGTATGAGCGTGAGAGGCTCAAGGTTGACAAGGGACAGTACAACTTGAGAGCAGCACTCAAGCTTATGCAAGGCTCTGGCAGATCAAGACGTGGTGACCCTGGTGACTATGACCAACCAGAGCTTGGTGTTGTCAATGGTTTGGTTGCTGTTGCAGACGGCTCACTTGGTAGAATCAAGAGCTTTTTGAGCCAGAGCTTTGTTGACGCTCTTGTACCCTGGTCATGAGCGATGACATGCCAATAGTACTCACACCCAACCAAGCACGCATTGTGTACCAGAGGTATTGGGGTGACAAGTCATTGACCCTTGAAAAGCTGGCAACAGAGTATGGTGTTGACAAGTCAACAGTCTCAAGGGTTGTCAACAGAGAGACTTGGTCAGACGTTGCAGACACCCCACTTGTCATGGTCTCACCCACCAGTGATTGTGTCAAGTGTGTGCACCGTCACTGGTGCATTGCTGCTGGCAATATCGTTGGCAAGTGCGACAAGTACCAACCTTAACCATTGCAACACTTGTACCAAAGGTCTTGACCCAACTTGGCACTTGTGGTACAATGACTTGCAGAGAGTACACAAGCACTCACACAGAGCTTGAGAGAGGAGAGAGCAGAGCAATTGTACAGTTTGGCTCAACTGGCTGGCTGGTCAACCGTATCATTATCTTGTGAGCAATATGCTCACCATAGGAGAAAACAGAATGTCACAAGCAAGACGTATATGGGACTTGGCAAGTTTGGGTGTAAAGGGTGACAAGGTTGCAGAGGTGCCAGTTGGTGGTGTTGACTTTGCTGCCAGCAGCTTTATTGCACCTTGGGACATCAAAGTTGTGTACACCTTTGGCACCAAAGAAAACCCAACGCAGCACAACCAGAATGCACCAGAGGACAAGCGCATTGTCATGCCACCTTATGAGGTGCGTGAGGGTGGCATATGGTACTGGCTCACGTACAACACGTTGCCAGAGGCGGTTGCAGCACAAGACTTGCTTGACCCATCCGACGACAAGATCAAACCCAGTGCACAATGGCACATTGAGACCCATGCTGCTGAGGTGCTCAACAATGGTGACCTTGAGGCTCTGGCAAATGCCTTTGGCGTGGTCATGGACTTTGACGTACCAATCAAGGGTCTTGCTGGCTCTGAAAACTTTGAGGCAGTGCACCGTCATGAGTACCAGTTGCTCTCTTTGCCCTATGCAGTGCAAGCTGCTGCCTTGGCAATGGGATATATCGAAAAAGAGATCTTTCATGCTGAGGAGTTGACAGCAGAGGGTGCTGACGTTGACGGTTGGACAGAGCAGCAGTACATTGACTATGTTGGTGACCCCAAGGGCACTGACATCTGGCAGAGCACCTTGGGTGAGCGTCGGCGTGCTCTCTGGCTTGCCTTGGGTGAGGAGAATGTCAAAGCGTACACGTGCATTGGCACAATGACCCCCAATGGCAAGAGTGAGGCAAAGACCAACACGGTCAGTGCTCAGCTTGATGAGTGCTTGCGCTTTGTGCTTGGCATTGAGCGTGAGTCACGTGTATATGGTCGTCTGCTCATGGTGCCAGACCCAAGGCCAAAGGCAACGTATGGTCCAGAGCACAAGCGTCTGAGTGTTGCCTGTCTGTCTGAGATCTTTGGGCCAGAGTTGCCAGAGGTGCGTGAGCTTGCTGCCAGCGTTGGTGCTGAGGAGATTGCTGAGCGTGGTGGCAACAAGGCAGCGTCTCACCCTCAGTTGCCTGAAAACTGGACAGGTGCCCATGATCTGTTTGTTGCAGAGTTGCGCAAGGCTGGACGTGACAAGCCAGCACCAGTAATTGTGGCAGAGGTGTATGCTGACTCTGTTGAGTTGCTGGCAGAATGGTGGCAGTACATGGATGACAACAACTTGTGGTCTGAGTAGTTGACACCAGCAGCACTGAGAGAGGGTGACTGGCTCAAGCTGGTCACCCTCTTTTTGAGAGGGTATACAATGACCATATGTTATGACCCAACAGAGGCACGTGAGGACACAAGAGCACCTCAAGAGTTGCTGAGGTACTCACAGAGCCTTGGCAACCTTGAGAGCAACACTGGCTCTGACTTTCTGGTCACCCCACACAAGGTTGCACTTGGCACCGTCAATAACATCAGACCACACCAGTTGCAGCTTGAGCAATGGTGCAAAGACGGTGTGCTTGTACAACGCAAGTCTGGCAGAGACATGTTGCAGAGCATACCCAAGCTCAATGAGATACAAGCACGCATGAGTGTCTGGTGTGGCAACCCAATCTTGCTGGTGACTGACTTGAGCTTTGGTGAGGGTGAGGTGTGGTGTGATGGTGAGATTGTTGACGGTTGGTCAGTTGAGAGCGTGAGAGGTGCTCTCTTGGCTTGGCAAGTTGTACGTGGTGGCTCTGTCATTCTGCTGCCTCATGACGGTCACATACTTGAGACCATGCAGCAGATTGAGCACTTGGTGTGCCAAGCCTACACAGAGCCAGTCAAGCTGGTCAACAAACACCAGCACCAGAGTCTCAACTTGGTTGACCAAAACTGGTTGACAACCAGACGTGCTTGGCCCAAAGGTATAAGCCAGACACAGTTGACCAACCTTGCCATGCACCTTGCCACCAAACTTGACACAGAGCCAAGCCTCATCAATGCCCTTGAGCTTGCCCGGTCACCACAAGTCACAGACGTTGACGGTTGGGGTGCCAAGAGCAGAGACAAGGTCATTGATTGGGTTGGCATGGAGAGCATAAGACAGCAACTCAAGGTGAAGCTTGGCACTGTCAGCGATCCAGCAGACCTTGTCAAGTTGCAAGAGCTTGGCTTTGACATCATAGTTGACGTATAGGAGAGACGACATGACACAAGCAAGACAGGCAACTTTTAGTATGCCATTGAGCACTGGCAAGTACCTTGACCAGACCGTGCTGTTGCAGCAGGGTGTTGTGGTGGTCACTGGTGCTCACAACACTGGCAAGACAACCTTTGCACTGACCAGTGTGCTGCCAGACGATACAGAGACAATCTACTATCATGATGCAGAAAGGTCTGGCAACAAGGCTCTGGCAGACTTTGAGGCTCAAGGTCTCAAGTTGGGTCACTATCTTGACCTTGAGGCACGCTTTTCACCAGACCCAAAAGACGGTCAGTTGTACTTGCCAAAGACAGAGGACTTGATTGCAAGGCTTGACAGCAATGACTTGCCATGGGCCAACTCAACAGAGCAGACTGCCTTGCAGCAGTACTGGCAGACCGTCAAGCACGACATTGCAGAGCACATGACCCCAGGCAAGTACAAGGTGTATATCCATGACACCATTGTCACGCTTGAGGCTGGCATGGCAGCTTGGGTGACTGACAACAAAGGCATTGGTACTGGCAAGGCTGGTTGGACAACATACGGGTATGGTAAGATGTGGACAGAGGGTGTATACCCGTTGTACAGAGGCTTTCTGCAAGGGATCTTTGACCGTGGTGTTGAGCTTATTGTGCTCATTGCACACCTCAAGTCACCCTGGTTTGGTCAAGGTGACAATGCCAAGCGCATCCCTGGTAAGGTTGAGCCTCAAGGCAAGCCAGTGCTCAAGCTTATCTCAAGCCTCATGCTCTGGCTTGAGCAGTCAAGCAATCCAGACGGTGCACCCTCTGGCGTGGTGCTCAAAGAGCGTCTTGGCTCACTGACAGCAGCACCAGCAGTTGAGGGTGCCAAAAGACGCTGGTCACCAAGACGCAAGCTGCCAAGACGTATACCACATTGCGTGTGGTGGCAAGATGGTGACCCCAGTATAGCACCTCTTGGCTCAATTGAGCAGTACCTTGAGCACGGTTGTGACCTTGCCAACCCAAGACCGGGTGAGACGCTCTCTCAGCAGACAAAAGAGATGATCGGTCACTCTCTGTCAGACGCTCAGTTGAGGTACATGGTTGCAGAGGCAGAGGCAACCAGAGCAGTTGAGCAGCAAAAGCTGGTACGCTCTGGTGCTGCTGTTCCAACCGTCAATGGTGCTCAAGCTCTTGCCAATGGCTCTGGTGACTTGACGGTGCCACGCAAGACAATTGACGACATCAAAGAGCGTATTGAGCAAGCTGGTGGTGCACCAATGGGTGTTGACGCTTTGCGTGAGCAGATTGTTGGCACTGCACCAGCACCAGTGCAAGCCAAGATTGCCAGTGCCTTTGACATTGCAATTGGTGAGCTTGGGTATGAGGATGGTGAGTCATGAGCACAACTGAGTCTCAGGATTGGTTGACCACAGCACAGCTTGCTGAGCATGGCATAAAGGCAAGCAAGGCAAAGCACTATGCCAGAGCACTTGAGCAGCAAGGTCTTGCACGCAAAGTTGGCAGTGACAGACGTGGTCAATGGCTCTTTGCACCAGAGACCATTGAGTACCTCAAGCAAGACCAGAGAGGCAACCAAGGGTACAAGGCAATGACCACAGAGCAGTCTGAGCTTGTCAGGCAGTACTGGTCAGAGCACCCCACAGTCAGACATGTTGCCAAGTCTCTCAAGATTGGCTGGTACACAGCAGCACGCTGGCTTGCCTTTCTTGAGTTGAGACCGTTGACAGACGGTACCATGACCAACTATGCCAGCAGAGGCAAGGGCAATGACCAGTGAGTGTGTCAAGCTCATGGTGGCTGTTGTGACTGGTCATGTCTCTGGTCTGTGTGTGGGTGCTGTGCTCACCCTGATTATTAGCGTCATGGTCTCTGCAAGTCTGTCTGCCAGACGTGAGGGTGCCATGCTCAGAGCACTGAGGCTTGCTGCCAAGCAAGAGCGTGAGGCACGGTCAAAGGAAAAGCAAGACAAGTGACCCTGGTGCTATGCGTGAAAGTTGCGTGAAAGTTGCCAGCAGTTTTGACACTCAGTTGTCAAGATTGCTGGCTTTTTGACTTGACATCACTTGTCACTTGTGGTATAATTCTTGCAAGTCAGCACACAAACGAGTCACCACACAGAGGAGTCAGACAATGAGTCAGCAAGGTATTGAGCAATTCTCAGTTGAGCAGTTTGAGGCAGCGTTGACAGCAATGAGCACCAAAGGCAAGGTCTGGCAAGGGCCAGAGATTGTCAAGGGTGAGCTTGTGTACTTTGTACCAGTACTCAAGACCCCAATGAGGCTGGTCATACGCTCAAGCATTGACCCCAAGACCCAAGTTGCCAAGCCAGTTGGTGCTGACAGCCTCAAAGTCAGGGTACAGTACCAGAGCAATGGCAGTTGGCGTGAGTTTGGCAAGGTTCGCAAGCAGCACGTCACACGCCAGACTGGTTGGCAAGAGCGTCTCAAGACCCTGCTCAGAGAGACATACAAGCTGGCAGCAGCAAAGCACAATGAGCGTCTGACAGCCACACGCAACTTGGTTGCAGCAGCAGCACCAGCCACCACCAGCACACCAGCAGTTGAGGTGCCAGAGTGCCCCAAGTGTGGTGCCAAAATGGTGCTCAGAACAGCCAAGCGTGGCAAAAACGCTGGCAACAAGTTTTGGGGTTGCAGCAAGTACTTTGCCACCAAGTGCAATGGCTCACGCCAGTACCAACCAGAGTCAGAGACGCCAGCAGTGCCCACCACCACCACGGTCAAGACTTTCAAGCCAACACCTCAGCAAGAGGCAATCTTTGACTTTATAGTCAATGGCACTGGCAATGCAGTCATTGAGGCTGTTGCTGGTGCTGGCAAGACCACCACGATTGTGCAAGCACTCAAGCTGCTGAGCAATGAGCTTGAGATTGCCTTTGTTTGTTTCAACGTCAAAATCAGAAAAGAGCTTGCCAGACGTGCACCAGCATACGTCTTTGTCTCAACTCTCAACAGCCTTGGCAATGGCAACGTCAAAGACGTTCTCAAGGGTGCAAGGTTCAACCAGTACAAGTTGCTTGACATCGTTGACGGTATTGCAGATGAGCAAGAGTCTGGTGAGGATTATGACCTTGTCAAGACGCTCAAGACTGCTGTGGTCAGACTGGTCAACTTGGTCAAGGCCAATATGCTTGACGGTGTCTCACGCAACATGGTTGACCAGCTTGCTGACAAGTATGGGATCAACATTGAGGATGAGCACAAGCAAGCAGTCACCAGCCTCACTCAGCAAGTGCTGGCAGCGTCAATTGCAGACTCAAGCACCTATGACTACAGTGACCAGATATACTGGTCTGCAATGGGTACACACGGTGTGACGTGCAAGCAGTTTGACGTGGTCTTTGTGGATGAGGCACAAGACTTGAACAAAGCACAGATTGCAATGCTGCTCAAGACAGTCAAGAGCACTGGCAGAGTGATTGCTGTGGGTGACCGTTACCAGTCAATTTATGGTTTTAGAGGTGCAGACATTATGGCAATTCCCAACTTGATTGCTGCACTCAATGCCACAACACTGCCTCTGAGCTTGACCTTTAGGTGCCCAAAGAGCCACGTGAGACTGGCACAAGAGTTGGTACCTCACATTGAGGCTCTGCCAACAGCACCAGAGGGTGTGCTTGAGTATGTCTCTGGTCACCAAGCACTGAGCATGTACAAGCCAGCAGACTTGGTGCTTTGTCGTTGCAATGCACCTTTGGTTGAGCCAGCTTTTGCACTCATACGACAAGGGATCAAGGCCATAATCCTTGGCAGAGACATTGGTCAGGGTCTCATTGCTCTGGTTGAAAAAGTCCAACGCAAGACTGGTGAGAAAAACTTTGACAAGCTGCTTGATGAGCTTGACGACTATGCCAGACAGCAGATTGCAAGGCTCAACCGACGCAAAAAGGCCAACCAAGCTCAAGTGCTTGAGGACAAGGTTGAGACCATCATGGCACTGGCAGAGGATTGCTTTGGCACCGTTGAGCTTTTTGCCAAGATTGAGGCAGTCTTTTCAGATGAGCAGCAAGGTGTTGTCTTTTCCAGTGTGCACAAGGCCAAAGGCTCTGAGGCAGAGAGAGTCTTTGTGCTCAAGCCAAACTTGCTGCCACACCCCAAGGCAACAAGTGATTGGCAGCTTGAGCAAGAGCGCAATGTCAAGTATGTTGCACTCACACGCTCAAAAGCTGAGTTATACATAGTCAATGACCCCAAGGCAGCATAGACTGCCAAAGCCAACCAGGGTGAGCACACAAGACTCACCCTGGTCACACCCAAGAGAGGTGACAGAATGGACACAGCAACAAGGGAATTGCTCAACACGATGGTGAGAGACCAAGCACTTGCATACACTGACTCTGGCATGAGCACTGAGCTTGCCAAGCTGCAAGCACTGCAAGACACTGCTGAGTTGCTTGGCAGACCAGCACTGGCACTGGCAAGAGAGTTGGCAGCAGCACCCACACTCACAGAGTTGTACCAAGACTTTGTGCAAGGTTTGCCAACTTGTGGTGGTGCAACAATCAATACCTCACACCTCAAAGCCAGTGAGCCACCAGTACTGGTCAAGGTCACAGCAGAGTCACAACGCTTTGCAGACTTGATTGGTGTTGAGAAAGGTGCTGTCATTGGCATGGCACATGAGTTGCCACCAGAGAGCACTGGCAAAGCACCCAAGTCAGGCACGGTCTCACGCTTGGTGTACAACTGGCTCAAGCTCTTGCCCAAAGGCCAAAGCACAAGCAAGACTTTTACCACAGAGGATGCCATGCGCAAGGTGCAACGCTCTGTCTCTGGCGTGGTGAGGCACAACCTTGATTGGGGATATACTGACCGTGAGCACCCTGTGTACTTTACAGAGGCAAAGACACTACTGACACCAGTGCTTGGCAAGGATGGCATAGCAGACCAGCCAACTGGATACAAGCTCACGGTCAAGAGGCTCTGAGAAAAGGTTGAGACCAGCCACGCTTGCCCAGAGCGTATTGGCTGGTCTCATTGGGGAGAGTATACCGTACACAGACAGTATACCACAACAAGAAAGGACACACAACCATGACAGATATATACAGTACTGGTCACCTCACACAAAGCCACGCACTTGACATGCTGAGAGGTATGCTCAAGTTGCTGCTCAAGGCACGCTCAAGCATGAGAGAGGGTGCCATTGACCCCAACGTGCTTGAGGACTTGTACCCTTGGCTCTTTGGTGACAAGTGCGTGCTGCCAGCACTCTCTGGTGTCATTGACAGAGCAGAGCAGTCAGGCACCCTGTCACCAATGGACTTTTTCAACCAGATGACAGTGCTATACCGTTTTATGCCAACCTTGGTGGCGGTTGCGCCAATCACCCTTGGCTCAAAGCTGCTGCCAGCAGAGCCACCAGACCACATGGTGTACTTGCGTGGTTGGGCACCAGAGCCTCTTGCTGCTGGTATGCAAGTGATCTATGTGCCCAACCATGCCAATGGTAGCACTTGGCACATTGACTGTGAGCGTGGCTTTGTCACCAGTCTCAACCAGGATGGTGCCCATGCCTTTGTACGGTACTGGTCCAAGAGCAACCCTGGTACCTTGCGCACCAGAGCCAACAGTGAGTGCACACCCATTGCCAACTTGGTCATAAAGGACACAGTTGACCAAGCTCTGGTTGACCAGTGCCTTGCCAACATTGACCAGGGACTTGACCCACACCACACAGAGGAGAGCAATCATGACTGAGCAAGACAGACTCAATGACTTTGTGACCCATTTTGAGAGCGTGCTTGAGTGTCCACACTGCCATGACCGTGGTACCAAGCTGCCAGTGAGTGAGACTTTTGAGGATAACACCAAAGAGACTGTCTTACAGTGCCAGAGGTGCAACTTTTGTGGCATTGAGAGTCAGTACAAAACCAGACTCAAGATCACTTGCCCAAGCTGTGAGGCAACTGTGCTTGACTATCTGGCAGACCGTCACCAGCAACCATTGCTGGCAACAGCACTTGAGGGTGCACTTGAGACCCTCTCTGCAATCCATGAGATTCTTGAGCCTTTTGACGGTCACAACTATGGTGACAACTTGGTTGACAGGGTCAGAGCAGTTGTCTCTTGCCTTGACAGAGCCAAGACCACCATGCAAAAGACCCATGCTGCCTTTTCTGGCACTGTTGACCCAACCTTGAGCTTGCCTGACAAAGCTGCCAAGACCAAGAGCATACTTGACGGTCTGGCAGCAACTCTGCAAGCAGTCAACAATGGGTACCTCAACCGTGGTGAGCGTCTCAGCACCATCATGCGATTGCTCAATGAGCAGACTGGCATACCTATGCAAGCAACAGAGCCAGACAGGGTGCAACTCTTGATTGACCAGTACAGACGCACTGAGACAGACTATTGCACTGCCATGGACACAATTGACCAGATTGCAGACAGTCTGCCAGCTTGGGACACTGCCAAGCCTCAGACCGTGCAAAAGTTGGTGGCAGAGCTTGTGGCAGAGCAAGAGAGACTGCAAGCAACGGTCAATGTTAGGACAGACCAAGTCAGCAACCAAGCAACAGCAGTCAGAGAGTACAGAGACGCTCTTGAGTCAGCAAGCACTGCACTGGCAGACTGTGACATATACCCTGACACCATTGCTGCTGGCATATACATGCTCAAGGCAGAGCGTGAGGCAGCAAGGCAACTTGTACACAAGCACCAGTCTGGCTCTGACACACAGTTGCTCAGAGACTCACTTGAGGCAACAGAGTCAGAGGTGTCAGACCTTGAGCAGAGGCTTGACGTGTTGGCTCACATGCTCAGAGACGCTGGCACCATGACTGATTGCCTTGACATGACTGGTGCACTGCAAGCACTGGTCAATGAGAGAGACGCTCTGAGGCAGCAGCTTGAGCAGACCAAGGCAGACTTGAGCGTCAAAGAGTACCTCAAGCCACACCATGAGGTGCTTGACCGAGTTGCACCAGCACCAAAAGGCAAAGGCTTGCTTGACCGTCTGGTTGACCTTGAGGGTGCTTGGCTTGCCATACAACGTGAGATTGACACACTCAAGGCAGAGCGTGACTGTGCAAAGGATGACAGACAGCGTCTCAATGAGCAACTCAGAGCAGTGCACGGTGCTGTCAACATTGCTGGCATTGGTGCTGGTCTGTGGTCTGCTGAGAGACGTGTTGAGTTGCTCAGTCAGCAGCACAAGAGCCTCAAAGACACTCTTGCTGCTGAGCGTGCTGAGATACAAGAGGCACACCAAGTGCTTGAGCACTATGCTGGCATTGAGGGTACTGGCACACTGGCAACCAAGATCACAGCTTTTGCAGACACGCCAGTCTTGCACAAGCTCAGAGAGACAGAGCAGCAGCTTGCTGAGTACAGAGGCTTGCTTGATGAGTGCCACCAGATCATTGACCCTCACGTGACTGAGACTGGCAGCAGCTTGCCAGCAAAGATCACTCAAGTGTGTGGTGGTCTCACAACCCTTGAGAGAGCAGTTGCCAGAGCCAAAGAGGTACTCACTGAGGCAGACACAACTGGTGATATATCCCTTGTTGGTCTGGCAATAGGTGCTGCCAATGAGATTGGGAGTTTGCGCAACACCTCAGACATTGCTTGCACTTTCATGCATGACTGTCACACTCTGCTTGACGGTGCACTTGGCAAGCAAGCACAAGGTGTGCCTCAACTCAACATCACAGAGAGAGTCAAGATTGTGTGTGAGTGCTTGCAGACTGAGCAAGAGCAGCTTGCAAGAGTGAGCAAGGCCATTGGTCACAAGCAAGGTGTGCCACTACTCATGGCAGTCAGAGGCTTGGTTGACCAGTACCATTATCTGACTGAGAGTGTTGAGCGTGCACACAAGCTGCTCAACACTGCTGGCATTGCTGGCTCTGACCAGTCAGACATTACCCTTGACCATCGTGTTGAGTTGCTTGTCAACTCAAGAGACCAGCAGCGTGAGTACTGGCAGCGTGAGTCAGCAAGGGTCAAAGAGTTGCTCAATGAGCAGACTGACTTGCAGCGTGAGGTACTCAACCTTGCTGAGCGTATAGACTGCCAAGGTGAGACCATCTTGAGGCTTGAGGCAATCCAGAGCTTGGTGAGCATGTACGGTGCTGCTGTGGTTGCTGGCAATGACACTGGCAGATTGCTCAATGACATACTGACCATGATCTTTGCCCACCACCAGCACTTGAGCACAACTGGTCAGATCACAAGCTATTGCAGCAAGGTGCTGGCAGAGTACCGTGAGGCTCACGGTCTGACCAAGATTGACGCTCTGCTTGGCAATGAGCCTCTTGTGAGAGACAGAGACGGTCAACCCTGGTGTGGTCAACTGGCAGACAAGTGCAGAGGGTGCAACCCACCAGAGGTGCCAATCTGTGTGCACTGTCCAGAGCCAGAGCCAGAGAGGTGCACCAAGATCTGTGACCCTGGTGAGGGTATGCACTGCAACCCACCAGCAGACGATCCAGAGCCAGACCAGCAGAGAGAGTGACCCATGCTGAGCAGACTTGGTACCCTCAGAGGCTCAACGCGCTTTGAGTCTGCTGACTGGTCTGGTGGCAACGTTCGCAACCCTAACACGTGCAGAGTGCACGGTTGTGACAACGTGCTGCACGATCCAAGAGCACAATGCTGCAATGAGCACAAGTACCTCTGGCGTGCAGTGCAATACAAGGTCAAAAAGTTGCTCAAGCACAAGCGCAAGAGGCACACAGAGGTACTGGTTGCACTGGTGGTGGTCACCTTGACACAGCAGAGTGAGCTATGATATACTGTTGGTGACCAGCCAAGCCATTGTTGCACCCCTAGAGGCAGCACCCTCACACCCCCACAACGTGAGGGTGCTTGCTTTTGTGGTCAAGGGTATGGTATACTGGTGGCATAATTCAGTGTGCAAGAGACAAGGCAGCAAGTCACCTATGGGTGCCGGGGTGCCTTGTTTCACGTCTGGCAGCTTGAGCACACCACGCTGGTTGCTCTTGGCAGAGAAAAGCACCCAATCTGGCATGATGCCTCACAGAGTCAACCCAACTCAACACCTCTCAAGCCTCTCACGGTCACCCTCTGCAATGTTAAAATTTACGCCTACAGTTTGACAATCTGCTGTCAAATGCTTGACACAAGTTGGCTCTTGCGCTATAATGGACTTGCAAGTGAGTTGAGCCACCAACCCAAGAGTCAGCAAGACCACAGAGGAGTCAGACAAATGCACGACATTGAGACAGTACAGCAGCTTATGCAGAGGCACCCTGACAAGCTCATTGCCAAGGCCAAGCAGTGTGACGTATATGTCACCACACACTTTGGCGTCTTTGAGGTTGTCTCACCCACCATTGACCGTGACACTGGTGAGCGTACCAAGTACTATGTGAGGCAGTACACCACAGGCAGTGAGAAAGTCTCACACTGGCGGTGTGGGTGCAAGTGGTGCTCATATCATCCCACCAAGACCTGTGCACACAAGCTGGCAGTGCAACTCTGGCTTGCTGAGGCTGGCAACCAGTACATGTCTGCTTGGGCTGGCAAAGAGGATGCCAAGAGGCAGCACAGACGCACAGTCAGGTCAGATGATGTATACCTGACCTATCGCAACAGACCAGAGCCAGCACCAGTCAGCAACCCAATTGCAGCAGACTGAGAGGCTCAAGGGTGACCTTGGCTCAAGGGTCAGGGTCACCCTCTTTTGGGTCTCAGGGTGTTGACAATTGGTTGTCAAAAAGGCTTGACAGCAGTTGTCACTTGTGCTATAATACTTGTGCAGCACCCAAACGAGTCAAGCGCAAAAGCGCAATCAGAGAGGAGTCATACAATGACCAGCAACCAGCAGACAGCACAACTCAGTGAGATTATTGAGGCACTTGAGCGTGCTTGGCAGACCATCCAGTATGTGCACCCTGACACCAGAGACGCTGTCTTGTGTGTGTACCAGCACCACAAAGGTGACAGACGTGGTCACTATGCCAGCAACTCTTGGACAGAGAGACGTGAGGGTGACCAAGAGGCAAGGCTTGATGAGGTATACATTAGCTCACACATCTTGGCAGAGGGTGCACGGTCAGTGCTTGAGACGCTCTTGCATGAGGCAGTGCACAGCATTGCAGACACCAAGCAGATCAAAGACACCTCAAGGCAAGGACGCTGGCACAACAAACGCTTTGAGGCTCTTGCCAAGACAGTTGGTCTGACAGTTGTGTCTGACAAGTCCATTGGGTGCCGTACACCAGACATCACCAGTGAGACTGCTGAGGAGTATGCAGACTTGCTGGCAGACCTTGAGCCAGTGCTGAGACTGTACCAGCCAGTTGCCAGCAGGGTGAGCAAGCCAAGAGCCAAGCCAGTCAAGCTGGTGTGCTCTGGTTGTGGTGCCAAGCTCAGTGTGAGCCAAAAAGTGTATGAGGCAGCAAGCCTTGTGTGCAATGAGTGCTCAGAGCCTTTTGAGGCAATCTGAGTGAGCCAAGAGGGTGACTCTCAACCAGGGTCACCCTCTCAACTTTTGACAGTGAGGTGTCAATTATGAGAGAGCAGAGGTGTACTGGTCATTGGGTTGAGACCAGTGCTGGCAGAGAGTTTGACTGTGACATGGATGATGGCAGAGTGTGTGAGGTGTGTGAGTTTGGCCCTTTTGCCAAGCTCAACAGTGACCAACTCAAGGTGTCAGCTTTTCGGGACATGGTCAAGGCTTTGTGGCGTCATGTTGGCGTGGTTGACTGTGTCCGTTTTGTGGGTCAAGAGCTTTTTGAGCTTGACAGTCTGCTCATGAGGCTTGGGTACCAGGGTGACCAGTACTCACGCAACAGCCAAGACCCTGGTGACCTTGAGGCAGCAATGAGGCTTGAGCTTGGACAGTTGTACATGATGGTGCTCAGCTTGGGCACTGTGCTTGAGTGCAACTTGAGTGACTGTCTGGCAGAGGCTCTTGAGCACCAAGAGAGCAAGTGCCTTGACAAGCTCATTGAGGCAGTACACCAGGGTGAGACACTCAGCAGTGAGCAGATTGAGTTGCTTGAGGTGCTGAGGCAGAGGCTCTTGCAGCGTTAGTGTACTAGCGTCTCACTGAGAGACACAGAGAGCACCAGCAGAGTTGAGATTGCTGGTGCTCTTGATGTTTTCTGCACTGTGGTGCTCAGAGAGGCACTGAGTCACCCTTTGTTGAGTCAAGCAGCACGGTGCTTTTAATGAACGTCATGACCCACTTGAGAGGCACACCATTCTCACCAGTCTCACTCACATACGTGCCTCTGTGCTGGTACCCATGCTGCTGGTATGCCACAATGTGAGTTGTTTGCTCCTCAATCGTGGTGATTGTGACATGTCTGGTGGTCACCTCAAGCTTGTATGCTCTCTCAAGAGACGCACTCATGGTGCTGCCTCAAGCAACAGAAACTCACCAGCCAGTATGAGTGCCTCACCAAGACTCTTGACAATGCGCTTGTGAGTCTCAGTTGCAATCTGGTCAACCAAGTCTGGTGGCAGAGGTGTCACGGTTGGCACTGGTGTTGGTGTGGTTGGGTCTGGTGTTGGTGTGACGGTTGGTGTGCTGGTTGGGTTTGGTGTGGGTGTTGGCTCTGGCTCACCCTCTTGCACCAAGGATAGATCGTCAACATATGCGTTGTTGTGTTTCATGGGCCATTCTGCTTGACCCCACACAAAGACGGTTGCACGGTCAGAGCGTGCAATTGTGCTCACTGTAAGCTCAAAGTACTGGTCATAGGGTTGCACCGTCTCAGACCAGACAATGTCAAGGCTTTCAGGGTCAGTACCACCATAGGGGTCAATGCCAACCCTCAGACGGTACTTGCCATCACTGACCCTTGGGTTGTCGTGACTGGCAGACCACGCTTGCACCCAACCATTGAGCGTGAGTTGTCTGCCAACAGAGAGACCGTCAACCCTCTGCCAGATACCAGCAGTGTGTGTTGCATAGTTGTTGAACCATTGATGAGCCTTGGTGCCTGAGTGTATACGGTGCCTGTCAATAGCATACTCTGCAATCTTGTACTCTGGTCTGGTGTCAGTCTCATGCCACCAAGCACGCCAGTACTTTGCCACAAAGAGTTGTGGCACACCGTCTTGGTAGTACCCACCAAGCTCAGCACCACCGTTGACCAGCAAGTTGTTGGTTGGCAGTGCCTCTGCTGTGTGCATGTTGTTGCTGAGGGTGACAGAGCCAGCAACAATGGCAGCAATGCACCCCACTATGATCAAGGTGAGTGTGAGTTGTGCTCTCTTGCTCATTGTGGCACCTCTTTTGGCTTGCTGAGTGCAAGGTGCCCATGAAACTGCTGGCTTGACAGGTACGTGGTTGCAATGACAGCAAAGAGCGTGGTGAGCCAGTCTTGTGGCGTGGCTGGTACTTTTTCAAGTCCAAGCCAGAGCAGCAGAAAGTATGCACCAATGGACAAGACAGAGGCAATTGCCAGCACAAGCCAACGCTTTGCCCATGCAACCAACTCTTTGGCTTTGGGCCAAAGCATCTCAACCCAATGCTCCCATACCCAAAAGGCCAAAAAGCCAGCACCACCAAGGGTGACAATCCACACCAGAAAGCGTGGCAGCAATCCAAGATCAAGGTCAAGCATGATACTCTCCTCTCATTGTATGAGTGTGACAAACTTTGCAAACAAGTCAGCAAGTTGCTGAGCGTCTGCACCAAGTACAACCAAAAACAACACAACTGAGGCAACACCAGTCACCTTGAGCCAGTTGTGATACGCTTTCATTTTAGCACTGTATTCTGTGAGCTTGGCACTGTACTCTGTCATTTTAGTGCTGCACTCTGCCATGACCGTCTGCACGTGCTCAAGCTCAGTCTTGACTTTTGCAAGCTCTGCCTTGAGACTCTCAATGAGACGGTCTTTGAGTATCTGTCTGCCATAACGGTTGAGGATTGCTTGCACTGCTGCTGCTGGCACTGGCTTTGGCACAACGTTGTCTGCACCTCTGACCAGCATGGCAATCTCAATCTCTCTGGTGACGTACCCTGAGATTATGCAGCAAGGTCCATGTCTCTGGTTGAGCCAACTGTCAAGCACAATGCTGCCAGCATCCTCTTGAGCACCAAAGTGCAAGTCAAGCAAGAGTATGTCTGGTTGGTCAGACTCAATGGCTTTGATTGCAGCACTCACGCTTGAGGCAGTGTCAGTGTCAAAGCCAAGACTGGTGGCAATTCTGGCAAGCAGCGTGGCAATGATTGGCTCATCGTCTGCAATAAGTACTTTGATCTGTTGGGATTGAAACAAGAGAACACCTCACAGACTGATAATGAGCCTCAGACGGTCAAGTGTCTCACGTCTGCCAGCAGCGTCAAGCCAAGTGTGCATGTCGTCAAATATGGTCACAAAGGTCTGCACATCCTCAATGGTTGCCTCAATGCCAGCAGCGTCAAGGTCTGCTTGTGTTAGCTCATCAGAGCCACCAGACTCATACCCTCTTGACTCAAAGACCCTTGCCAACTCCTCACACATCCTCTCAAAGTTGGCAAAGTCTGTTGTGCCTTGCCTGACCCTGCTTGCAAAGTCTGCTTTATTTGACATGTCTGCCTCTTTCTAATTGACCTTTGTGATTGTAAGCTGTGATCGATAGGTACCACCATACAAGTACAAGCTGGCACTGCTCTCTGATTGGTATGTCAATTGTACATAATCGGCAGCAGACAAGGTCTTAACACATGACCCTGACATACGCCTCTCATCTTGACTTGCAAGCTCTTGGATCAAAGTACCACCAACATAAAGGTAAATTGTACAAACAGCACCAGAGACATAGTTGATCCAAAGTGACACCTCAACTCTATATGTACCATCCTCTGGCACATGGCATCTCGTGTTGCTGGTTGAAAGGTAAAAACCACCCTCTTGCCAACGAATAGAAAAAGGTACATTAGTACCAGCAATACCAGTTGTTGTCATAGAGCATTGGCAGTGCTTTGCCTTGCTGCTCTGAAAGTACCCGGCTGTTGTCTCAACATCACCACTTGCACGAATCTCACCAGTCACAGGATCACCAGAGACATTGACGTGCAAGCCACCGTCAAGTGTCACGTCATCTGTGTATGGTGTGCCAGCAGTGTTGCCAACGTGCAGACCCTCACCAATAGCAAGGTCATTGCCAAAGTAAGAGGTGCCACCATGAGCCACAAAGAGACGTACACCACCACCACTTGATCGCACCTCAAAAATAGACTCACCACTTGCGGGGTTAACGCCAGTGCGTGCAATGAGACCCTGTGAGCCAGCACCACCACCACCACCACGCTCAAGGAAAAAGTATGATGAGCCATCATATGACTCTATAACACCACGTGCAACAGTGCCAGCGTCAATGCCAACAATCAGACCGTCTGACATTGACACCTCATTGGTAAAATGTTGACGTTGACTTGAGGCACCAGTGCGTGCACCAGAGGCAAGCAAGTACTGTGCATGGTCATCGTCACCAAGACCAGACAGGGTGCCATGATCATAGTCTGTCAGAGCGTCAACAGAGAGTTGCCCACCACCAGCATTATCCTCATGATCGTGCACCAGTGAGCCACCACCAGCAGAGAGGCTTGCCCATGTAACTTGTGTCCAAGCTGGCAGTGTGCCACCAGGGTTGACAAAGAGCACATAATTGGCATTGCCAATTGGCAGCAATGACCAGTCTGGCGTGCTGTCAGCAGTGACCATGTCACCCTCTGCTGTGGGTGAGGGTGTCACGCCAGATGTGTCATTCTGCTCAATCCTCTCAAGCTCAGCAACTCGCTGCTCAAGATTCTTGATGTGTGAGAGCAAGCTTTCAAGCTCTGCTTGGGTGACTGTCACTGCTATTGCTCCTCAATTATGAGCTTGATTGACTCAATGGGACTTGAGCCACGGTTGTCAATGGCAACGTCAACACCAGTGATCTTGAAAGTACCCTCAATGGTGCCGTAAGCTGGTGAGTCATAGCGTGCATACACAAGGTCACCAATGTCACCACCAACGCAATAGTCATCACCATACGCACTGCCAGCAGTCTGCACTGGTACAAAGTCAAAACGGTCTCTGGCTTGCAAGTCATCAAGCTTGCGGTCACCAGCAGCGTTGAGTGCTGTGGTGTTGCCTTTCTCAATGCCAGAGGCATTGACATACACCTCAATGTCATTGGCAGCAGCATAGTTGGTGCCAGTGCGTACAACATAGTCTCTGTCAGACTCCTCACCCTTGCCACCAACAATGGCAACTGTCCTCTCTCTCATACGGTCAAGGGTGTACGTTGGGTTGAGCATGTTGCCAAAGTTGAGCATAAAGCGTACAGAGTCAGACCTATCTGTACCTCTCTGACCCTCATACCATCTGAACTCCCATGAGGGTGACCCTGGTGACCCTGTGTAGATCAAGTCAATGTCACCACCACCTTTGGTGCCAGTGCACTTGCTCAGAGCGTCAAGCAATGGTTTGTTGGTCACCCCAAGACTTGATATTGTGTCACCACCACCAGAGCCAGCCTCAATGGTGATTGTAAAGTTGGTGATTGCGCCAGCACGGTGCCTACCATTGCCAGTTGTGGCATTGGCTGTTGCGTTATAGTTAACAATATCCTTGGCAATATCCTCAGCTTGGTCACCAGTAAAGCTGCTCTTGCCATCCTCACCAGCAGGGTATGCCACAATGCGCCAGTTGAGCACCCCAAGCTGTGAGTGACCACCAGCCTTGAAAAAGTCAATGTCATTGGCATTATACACTTGTGGTGCACGGTACACACCATAAAAGTCAGTGTACCAGTCAATCCCCCAATCAATGACTCTCCTCCTCACCTCAACCAAGTCTTTGTCAGAGATTGTGCCAGCAAGGTCATGGTCACCACCAAGCAGCACAGACCAGACAGAGTCAGCGTTGACCCTCTTTGAGTATGTCAGGGTCAAAAAGTCTGTGACAAGGGCAATTCTGTACCCATCACTGTCTCTCACAATGAGTTGGTGTTGCGTCTGAGGCATTTTGACACCTTGCTGTCAACTATTGCTGACTTGGACACACCAGTCTGGTCACCCTGGTACCGTCTGTGTACTGGTCACAAGGTGTGGTCTCATTGAGCCAGTATACCTCACCCTCAATGAGCCAGTCAAGTTGGTCAGACTGCACTGGTTGAGGTGTACTGGTTGGCAGAGGTGTTGGCTCTGGTGTGACCAGAGACGGTTGCTCAGAGTCAAACCACTTATGCACCAGCCATTGAGCACCACCAGTAAAAAAGAGGTGTATGGTTGTCCAAGTCTCATGGTACATTGGCACACTTGGGTCTGGCAGCGTCTCAGCACAGACAGGCAAGCCACGCTGCTCTGGTGCAACATAGTACTTGACCATGTTGTACCCGTTTTGGTGGTGCTCAGCAGCAATCTTGCTGACACAGCCAATTGGCAATGGTGTTGGCTCTGGTGTTGGCTCTGGTCTCACTGGTGACACTGGTGAGACTTGAGCCAGCGTCTCTGGCTGGTACGCACTGAGCAGTGCTGCTGCAATGACCAGTGTTGCTGCTGCAATCTTGAGCAAGTCAGATGCTTTTGGCATTGTGTACTCTCCCTTTTAGGTTGGCAGTCTCTTTGTCATTCTGTAAATCAAGCACTGAAAATATATGTCAGCGTTGTATGTGTCACTGGCATGTGTGGCGTCTCTCTCCCAAGTGATCATGAGGTATGTGCCATTGCCCGGATTGGGGCCAGTGCGACCAGCCACAACAATCATGTCAGTTGTGCTCAAGGTGTTGACATCTTGTGCCCATGACCCTGTGTACCTTGTCTGGTCATAAAGGGTACCACCACCACCTTGTGTCCATTGCCAGCGTTGGTATATCTTTGAGCTTGAGATACCAGTGCCAATGCAGTACACTGCATACACGTACCCATCATAACTTGACCAAGCATGGTCTGGCATATAGATTGAGCCAATGACCTTGCTGTGCTTGCCATTGGGCAAGATCAAGCCACGCTCATTGTTGACCCAAGATATGACTGTGCTGTCTGTGACGTTGTAGGCACCAAGCAATTGGCACTGTCTGTACTCATTGCAAGAGTTTATTCTGAGACCACTTGAGCCAAGCAGCAACCCACTGGTGTATGAGGCATCATCAAGGTCAATTCTGAGATTGCCTGCTAGATCGTCCTCAAGACCCCAACCGTCAATGTCTGATGGGTCAACGCTCAGAGCACTGCCAGCACCACCGTCAAGACCATTGCCAGCAATGGCAGCAGCAATCTGGTCAACACCAATACCAGCGTCTTTGACTTGCAAGATGTCTGTTGCAATCTCAAGAGTTGTGTTGTCAGGGTTGACAGCCAGTGCAGCACCACCACCACCAGTCAGACCGTCACCAGCAACACTGGTGGCAATCTTGGTCTCATCGACAGCAGCAGTGCCAAGCTTAGCAGTTGTAATACCAAGGTCTTTGACTCTGAGAGTGTCTGTGTCAATCTCAATGGTTGAGCCATCCACGTTGACGCTCAGAGCACTGCCAGCACCACCAGACAAACCGTCACCAGCCACGCTTGCTGCCAGAGCGTCTGAGTCAATGCCAGCGTCTTTGACTCTCAGGGTGTCAGCATTGGTCTCAATGGTTGCGTCATCCACGTTGACAGAGAGCACAGAGCCATCACCACCAGCCAGACCGTCACCAGCAACAGCAGCGTCAAGCATGTTCTCGTCAACTGCTATGTTGGGGTGCACATACTCTCTGGTGTCTGTGACCGTGATGACACCACCAGTTGTGACTTGCAGCGTGGCAAGCGAGATCTCCCAAGTGACACCGTCTGATTGTGTCACTGCTGGTGGTGTGCCAAGACCCTCAGTGCCAGTGAGCACTGCAATTCTCACGGTCTGTGCAGCCCAACCAGCTTGCAGCACAACACGGTCATACCTTGTGGCAGCAGAGGGTGTTGCAATGGTCTTGTTGACTGCTGAGGTGTTCCAGTATGGTATGCCATACACAGAGGCAGCACCAGTGTCAATCTGTATTGGCGTGCTGGTGCCAGTTACCTCAAGCTCATTTTGGTATGTCTTGTGCACACCCTCTGTGGTGTTGTCACCAAGCAACCATTGCCTCAACCATCTGAATACCTCTGCTTGAGTGTATGGTGTGGCACCGTCACCAGTGCTGCCAGTTGTCCACATCAATGACTTTTCTGCCATGTCTCACCTCTCTGGCTTATATGCCAAGGTACCTTGTCTTGTACCTCAAAAAGATCTCAGTTGCCTCAGTCACACCAGAGCCAGTCACTTGTATATCATTGTCTTTGCTGGCATTGTTAAGCACTGGTGGCTCAAGGTGAAAAGTACCAAGGTCTGAGTCATCCGTAAGGTCTGCAATCTGGCTCACACCACTTGAGTCTGTGACTGTCTTGTATCCGTACCTTGTGTCAATCTCATAATAGTCACCAGCACCAATGGTTGTGCCAGTAAAGTCTAGTACTTCATCTGTGGTCAAGTTGGTTATGACACAGTCAGTGATTGGGCCAACAATCTTGATTATAGGGTTGGTCTGCCATGAGCCAGCATAGGCAATTGACTTTGTGATGTCAATGGTACTGGCACCAATCTGCCAAGGGATCTCAAGTGGTATGTCAAAAGCGTCTGACCCACCACCAATGCCATATGTCTCACTCTGCTCATTAGGGTCATACCAAGTTGGGTCTGGTGCCCTAAACTCAACACTTGCTCTGTCAGCAAAAGCTGAGCGTCTGTTGCTTGGGTACGTCAAGCCACCAACAGCATTGCAGTCAATTGAGCGTACATCCCCATTTTGGAACGTGAAGCGCAACTCAAAGAGAGACTCTGTTGACTTGAACACTCTGACAAGCTCATCTCTCTTGTCCCAATACCCTCTGAAAGTTTGACCGTCAACCTTGAATTGCAGCACAAAGTTGCGTGGTCTCAGGGTGCGACCACGGTCAGTTGCACCGTGCTGTTGGGCACCTCTGGTCTCATGACGCTGCAAGGGTGAGAGACCAAGGCCAGTGTCACCAACCACGTTGTAACCGTTGTCTTGCAGCACAAAGCTGTCAGCGTCAATGTGTACGCTCAAGTTATACCCACCACTCATTGACTCACCTCACGTTGTGGCAACACTCTGCTCAAGCTGCAAAAAGCGCACTTGGTCAATCAAGGTACGCTCATCTTGGTGAGCATAGTTTGCCTCAAGGTTGTATGTGTCACCCTCTTTGATCTGTGTCACTGCCTCTTGGTTGACCCTTGGCACCACTTCTGCAAAGAGATTGTCAATGCTCTGCATGACGCTGTCTGCACTCTGCTCAATGCCAACACCAACACCCTCACCAAAAGGCTCACCAATCTCTTTTGCTGCCAGCTTGCTTGGTGACTCAATGCCAAGAAACTCTTTGGCAGCTTTGAGTGCTGCTGCTGCTGCCTCTGCTGCTTTCTTTGCCAGATTGCCAGCAGCGTCAACAATACCTTTGCCAATACCGTCAACAATGTCTGTACCAAGCTGCAACCAGTCAGCATCTTTGAACCAAGAGATTATGTCTTTGATCATCTTGACAACTTGACTGTCCTCACCACCAACAAGGTCAGTGTATAGCTCAACGAAAAAGCCAACAATGCCAGTGATGAGACCAGCAACAGCCTCAAGCACACCAACGCTCATGCCAACAAAAAAGTCAATGACCGTCTGTATAAAGCTGGAAACAGCAAGCTCAATACCCTCAATCATGCCATCCATGCCAGCTTTCATCTGCTCTTGGTTGCCAGTAAAGAGACCTTGCAGCAATTCCCAAAAGCCAGTGAGAAACATGACAATACCAGCAAAGACTTGCATGACGTTCTCTGCAAGGTTGAAAAACACCTCAATGAGATTGCCAATTAGAATGGTCACACCGTTGACCAGACCCACCACCACAGAGATTATAAAGAGGATGATTGCACCAATGGCAGCAGCAACAATGCCAATAGCTTGCTTGATTGCTTGCCACACGTCTTGCCAATCATACCCAAGGTCATTGAGGGTACCAGTGAGCAACTCAAAGATCTCTTTGAGATTGGGCCAAACTTGGTCAACAATGACTGCTGTGACTGCTGTCACAATGCTCTGTATAACTGTCCAAGCTGTCAGAGCAACTGCTTGGATTGTGGGCCAATACTCAAGCCAAGTTGCATACAACTCACCAAGTACCTCAAGTGCCTCTGGTACCGTCTCTCTGAAAAACTGAGCAATGGTCTCGATCCATGGCATGTCCATGTCCTCAGCAAGCGTGCTGAAAAAGTCAGCAGTGCTGCCAAAGTCAAGCTCAGCAATGTCTGCAAAGATCTCTGCAAAGTCTGTCTCTGTGAGGATTGCAAAGAGAGCACTTGCTTTCTCACCAACCGTGGTGAAAAACTCAACCACTGGTGGGCCATATGTCTCTGCCATACCTTGTGCCCACAAAGCCAAGTCTTGCAGCACTGGCAACAGACCCTCACCAATGCCAATCAAGAGCGTCTCTTTGACACCGTCAAGACCCTCAAGGGCACCAGCCAGAGTGTCTGCCTTGATTGCAGCTTGCTCTTGAGTACCCATGGCATCCTCAGTTGCCTCTGCCATGTCATCCCAACCCTCAACACCCTCAGACAGCAAGGTCTGCATTGCTTTCATGCCAAAGGTACCAGCAAGGGTCTGGATTGCTTGGTTGCGTTGCTCCTCAGTGAGAGTCTGCATTGTGGTCACAGCAGTACCCTGGATTGACTCAAGGTCTGCAATGGCAGTGCCAGCGTTGGCAAGCTGCTCTTGCAAGTTTGCCAGCTTTTCTGCTCTGGCATCCTCAGTGAGATTGACACCCTTTATACCCATCTCATAATCACTGATTGTCTGAGCAGTGCTGTTGTATATCTTTTGCAATCTCTCAAGCTGAGCTTGCTGCTCTTGAGTGCGACCACCAACCATTGTGGTCACCTCATTGGCACCCATCATTGCTTGCTCAAAGCTGCCAATGATCTGTGGCAGACTCCTCAAGGTACCGTCTGTGTTGTACAAGTCAACGTTGAGAGCAGCAAGTGAGTCTTTGACTTGGTCTGTTGGTCTCATGATGTTGGTGAGCATTGACTTGAGTGCAGTACCAGCCTCAGCACCCTTGATCCCTCTGGTTGAGAGAATTGCCAAAGCGTTGTTTGTGTCCTCAAGAGTGAAACCAAAAGACGCTGCTGTTGGTCCCACAGCACCCAAGGCAGCAGTCAAGTCACTCACGTCTGCAACACTGGCGTCTGCACTCTTGACAAAGTTGTCCAGAGCACCAACGATCCATTGGTCAACCGTCTGACCAGTTGCCTCTGCTTGCCCACCAAAAGTTGCAATGGTTGTGGCAGCAAGCTCTGAGGCTTGCACCATGTCAAGCTCACTGGCAGCAGCAAGATCAATGCTGGCTCTGAGTGCACCAGCCAAGTCAGCAGTGCCACCAAGGTACCCTTGCACGTCACCAAAGATTTGTGTTGTGTCCAGACCAGCCTTGTACAGATTGACCATTGACTCAGCAGCACCAGAGGCAGACACACCAAGCAAGCTGGTATCACCACCAACAGTCATGGCAGCAGCATGCAAGTCTTGCATGGACAAGTCAGCATTGCCAGCAGCAATCTGCAAGTCTGCCATGCTTGACTGAAAGTCTGAGGCAATGCCAACAGACTCATCAAGCACATCCATGACCTCACTCATGGCACCCTTGGCAATGTCCACAGCACCTTGCACAAGTGCCATGAAACCTTGGGCAATAATGTTACCCATTGCAACAGCCCAAGAGTCAGCTTGCTTCTGAGTGTCTGCAAAGGTTGCCTTGACCCCACTATCGTCACCATCAATGGGTATGACAAGCCTCTGTATTACAATCTCGTCAGCCACGGTCTTTGCCTCTCAAGTCCTCACCACCAAAGGCAGCATTGAGTGCCTCAGCAATTGCAATCTGCTCTTGTGCGGTTTGGATCTTGCCAATGCCAAGCTGTCTGAGCAGTCTTTTGGCACCAGCCAGAAAGTCTGGCACAAGCTCACTTGGTGATATTGGCCTTGTGCCTTTCTTACGGTTGGTGTTGAGCACAGCAGCAGCAGTGATTGCATTGGCAAGGTATACTGCTTGTGTCCCAATTGGCTCAATCTGGTCATAAGCACGCCACTCATCAAACTGCTGTGCAGACATGTTTGACAACATTGTGTCAACGTTGGATTGACCCAAAGCCAGAGCCAGCTTGAGTGCAAAGCGTCTGCTTGGGTCTTGGGTCAGTTTCCCAGTGCCTCTGCTGCTGGCGTTGGCTCACCCTCATCCCTAATCATGCCAGAGAGACGCTGCACAGCTTGCGCAATCCGGTTGACAGCAGCACCAGACTTGGCAGCAAGCCAGTCAGCGTCTCTCTCTGCAAACATGGGTGACCCATCCTCATTGATTGCGCCAAAGACAGCAATCAGTGCTTGCAGCTTTGGAAACTCTGCAAAGGTCACATGAGCGTCTGTTGAGCCTCTGACAGTCACCAGCAGCTTTTGCACTTTTGCACGCTCTGCTGCTGTCATCTCACGTATGCACACCACAGCAACAGCCTCAGCATTGCCAGACTGTTGCTGTGCTTGCGCATCCCACTCAGGCACCCTCACACGGTCTGTTGCCAGCGTGGTCTGCTCAATCAAGTCCTTTGTGAGCACAAAAGAGTATGTCTGCTCTTGTTTCTTGGTCATGGTTGACTCTCCTCTATTCTGATATTGTCAGTGCGTGCTTGGCTCTGCTCTGAGGCAGTGTTATGCCAGACTCACGCTGTCACTAATGCGCAAGGTGATTGCAGCAGTCAGCTTGCCAACTGCTGGTGCTGCTGGTGTGATGGTCTTGACGTATGCTGAAAAGGTCCAAGTGGTACCACCAGCGTCGGGCCAGACAAGCTGCCAGTTGCGCAAGGTGCCATCATCCCAGTCTTTGAGCATACCAGAGGTATACCCATGCGTGGTCTCTGTGGGCACCCAGTCAACGTCAAGCGTGACTTGCCCACCACGCTTGACCCCAACGATCCACTCATCCCAACCAGACCCGTCATGGTGCGTGGTCTCATACTCCTCACGGTCAAGTGGTGGTGGGTTGAGATTGGTGACGTTGGCAACAGCAGTGAAACTCTCTGGTGTGCCACCATCCCCAATCTTGAGCAAGGTACCATATGCGTCAATAGCTGTGCTCTGTGTCATTGTCGTGCTCTCCTCTCAAAAAGTTGTCTGCTCTCAAGCTGCTGGCAGTGCCTATGGGATCTTGAGCACTGCAATCTTGACGTTGGCGTCTGCACAAGTGATCTGGATTGTACCACCAGACCCTTTCCAACCCACAGTTGGAAACATTTGTGTCACTGCATATGCGTCTGGTGCAAGAGCAACCGTTGAGTCACCCTGTCTGCCATGTGGACAGTCAACAGACTCAATGGTGACGGTTGGGGTGCCAGCACCATCATTGCGCAACATGACAATCTCTTTGCCAGTGCTGGCAAAGGTGTCATTGGTCCCGCTGGCAGTGTTCCATGTGGGTGTGCTTGGTGTGGTGCCATACGCTGCTGGTAAGGTTGTAACTGTCAATGCTGCCATGTCAACGTTCTCCTCTCTCAGTCTGTGAGGTACTCATACATGAACTCGTATTCTGCTATCATACGCCACTTGTCAACACCAGTCTCTCTGACTGGTCTGCCTGACAACCGTCTGCAACTGGTGATTATAGTATCACTCACAGGATGCCTCTTGAGAGGTGTAAACAATCTGTCAAGCTCTTTTGCAAGCTGCTCACACTCAGAGTATGAGTCAGCATAAGAGTCTATCTGCCAGCGTGAGGTGTACAGACCATTGCCACCACGGTTGTCACTCTCACCAGGGTGCACACGGTCTTGGTTGTCTGAGACACCAACATGCACCGTGCATGGGTACCCTGGTGTCTCTGGCAACTCAGCAAGGTATGCTCTGTCATCAATGAGAGCAGAGACGCCATTGCTTTGCTCAGTCTGCAAAGTCTTGATTGCTGTTGCAATGCTCACCTTGCTGCTCTCCTCACATATGGTCTCAGAGCCTTGGCAACAAACTTGGGCACCTCATCCTTGGTGCTCTCAACTGCTGGTCTGAGGTATGGTCTGGCTGGTATCTTGATCTCATCACTCAGAGCCAGAGCAAGCCAAAGGTCATTGCCAGTGCGTCTGTGCATGTACCAAAAGTAAGCTCTTGCCTTGTCTGTCACTGGTATGGTGCCACCAAACTCATGGATGGCAGCATACACAACAGAAAACTCAACGTCAACTCTGTACTGGTTGATCTTGTTGACCTTGCCAGAGTCATACAAGTCACCAGACAAAAAAAGCTGCTGGTCAAGCAAGTTTTGGCGTGCCTCCTCAAGCACAACGTCTGCACCCTCTGTCAGAGCCTCTGCCAAGTGCCCTTGGGGTGATACTGACATTGCAACAGCCTTGAGCTTTTGATTGAGTTGCTTGACGCCAACTGGTTGAGTTGCCTTGACCATGCATCCTCATTTTACGGGCCAACCGCTTGACCTGTCCAACTCATACCATTGTGCAGTAAAAGTTGCTACAATGTCATCTGCTTGAGCCTTGATAAAACCACAGTACAAGGTATCATATGTTAGCTCAAACTCCTCAAGGTCAGTTGCCTGAGTTGGAATTGTAAATCTGTTTGTGGTTGACCCACCAAGAAAACGTTGCAGCAGAGTTGCATTGGTGGTTGTGATTGCAGCACCAATGGTGACTCTGTTTGCATTGCCAGCAACAGATCTCAAGGTTGACGTTACAGGATCGATCCTGTATCTGTTGACTGGTGTTATCTCTGTACCACCAGTGATCTCTGGGTTCTCCCAGTACTCAAAAAGTGCTTGACCCGTTGCAGCACCAATGCCAACAATATGGATCTCTGCTGTGCTTGTAACTGGTGTTCTAAAACAGATTGACAGCAACTCATCAGTGTCAAGGTCTGGGTCAGTTGTGTCAACCCTAAAAGTGTTTGCCTCATGTACTTGGTAGTGCTCCCAAGATATGTTGACAAGAGCACCAGCATGGTGGTCTGCTAAAAGTGGTATAGGTGTTGGCGTGGCACCAAGGATTGACCAAGGCAGACCATACACTAGTTGCTCACCACCACCCCAGTTGGCAATAGGTGTACCACCAACAGATTGAGCCTCAATCTGCACTGGCTCTGCCTCTTGAGCAGTACCTTGCCAAGCCAGCAGACCAAGCAAGGCCAATGCTGCAATGACCAAGGCAACCATGACTGACTTGTATACTTTGTCTCTCATTGCTCACCCTCTCTCAGTCTGCAACAATGTGCCCAATAGCAGTGACCTTGAAACTGTCAACACTGGTCAAGTCATCTTGTATAATGAATTGCAACTCATCTCTGCCATTGTCAGTGCCAGTACCAGCAGTTGACCCCCTGAGACGAATTGTGACACCATAATTGCCAACCAAGTCTGCAACACCTCTCACACCATACGCACCACCACCAGACTTGTCATGATACGTCACAGTGCCAATGAGCAAGGCAAGGTCACCATTGGTCTTAATGTTGCCAAGGTTGCCAAGGTACCCGGTCAGACCGTCTTGCTTGCGCATATACACACCACGTGACAAGGCAGCTTGGTCACAAAACTTGCTATCGTCTGGCTCTGTCCCACAGATCATTGAGATATTAAAACCAGTCACGTCAAAGTCTGACCCTGGTGGTGGGTGAGTGATGAGCACTTGCCTTGTGCCAGAGCCATCAATAGCAAGCTCTGTGCTTATCACCTCAACTGTGGTGCCAATAGGCCAAGGCAGCCTGACAGCACGGTCAAGGCTCAAAATACCGTCTGCAACAGTGACAACGTGAGCAACTGACCAAGTTGTTGAGAACGTATCATAATTACTTATGTATACAGTGTCACTGGCAACTATGCCATGTGTGGCAGTTGGCTCAACAGATACAGTGTACTCACCAACAATGCCAATCTCAGCAAGGGTTGCAGTGACGCCAGTATGAGCATGAAAGGGGATAGCAAAGGCAGAGCTTGTCTGGTCTTGGATATACACGTCAAGTGCACCATATGCACCACCAGCTTGAGCAGACAGCTTGAAAGGCACTGGCGTGAGGCTGGTGTCAACCACACCCCACACAAGCTGGTTGCCACCACCAGACCATGCTGACTGTGCACTGACTTGCATGGGAGTTGGGGTCACCAGCACAGTGCTGGCAATGTTGAGAGCATAGCTTGATCCAATCAAGAGCAGCACAACTGCCAGCATGATGACAATTGCCAGCAGCAGTCTGCTTTGCTTGCTTTGCTCAGTCTTTTGAGTCATCTTGACACCTCACTGTCAATCTGTGCTCTCAGACACTCGCTCAAGTCCGGCTATGACAAGCTCTGCTCTTTTGCGTCTGGACGTGGTAAGCTCTGCAATCCTAAAAGGGCCATCAAGTACGTGGTCTGTCTCAAGTGTAACATACTTGACACGGTCTGTCAATACAATCTCAGTGCCAGACCCCAAGTCACCAACGTCCTTTGGGTCAAGGGCAAGCAGATAGTCATACTCAACTGGTCTGCCAAGGGCACTGTCTGCTGCTGTCTGTCCAGCCTCAATCAGACGACAACGAAAGCTTGACCAGTCAGACCATGTCTCAACGTCCTCACCAGCCTCACCACGCTCAATGGTGACCCTCTGTACAAGGCAACTGTGTATGAGCCATCTGTGCAGTCTCATTGGCTTGCTCCTCTTGTCTCTGTGAAAACAACCATGCCAGATTGGGTGCTTTTCTGGCTGGTGCTCAACTCGCTTGGCTTGTCTGGTATGTGTCCCAAAGGTGCTGCCAGAAAGTGTCTGGTGCCTCTGCCAGAGCGTCTTGCCAATCCTCAAGTGTCTGCCAACCATAGGACAGTGAGCCAACGTTGTCATTGTAGACTGGCGTGCACCCTGACAAGATACCCTCTGCTGACACTCTGCCAAAAGGCTCAAGGTCTGCTGGCATAAACACCAGAGCACCAGCTTGACGTGACAAGAAAGCTGGCACCGTCTCTGGCTTGAGGGTACCCATGTCTCTGAGGTACAAGTACTCACTCAAGTCACCCCAACCATAACAGTCAATCTTGACGCTGTGCTCTTTTGCCCAAGCATCCATGTCTGCCAGACCCTTGTGAGCACCAAACTCACCCAAGTACACAAAGACATCATCTGGTGAGCACTCTTTGTCAAAATGCTCAAGGCAACTGTACTTGTCAAGGTCAAAGGCTGGTGGGCACACCAGAGCCTCTGGCAGCGTGGTCTGCCAAGCTGACTCAAAGCCAGTCTTGTGCAGAGGTGACAAAAAGACGTGACTGGCAGCCTGCTCAATGAGCCTCTTGTACACCCTGGTCTGCCAACGCTCAGTGTGCTGCCAAAAGTCATGAGCGTATATGACAAAGGGTACGTCTGTGAGCTTGCCAAGTTGGGGTGCACTGAATTGCCTGACATTGTTGAGCACCACAAGCACTTGCTCTGGTATGATCTTGACGTGGTCAAGGTTGTCAGGGTACACCTCAAGCACGTTGCACCAATCTGGTGCTCTCTCAATCATGAGGGTGTTTGTCATCTGTGCACCACCAAGACGGTCACTCAATCTGTGGTCATGTGCCCAAACAACTGTGATCTTGTCACTGCCTGTCTCAAGCATTGGTATGCTCTCCTCTCAAAAGCTCAAAGGCTCTGCCAATCACTGCAATGTGTGTATACTGCTCAAGTGCTAGATTGTGACCACGTCTGGCAACAGTCTCTCTCAACTCATTGTTGACAAGCCAAAAGCGCACTTGCTCAACCAAGTGTGCAAAGTCAAGCCAAGCAACTGCTGTACCTTGTGGCATAAGGTCATAAAAGCCAGCAAAGTACTCTGCCAGATAGAATGCACCACACCCAAGAGCGTACACCATACGGTCTGAGCTATAGTGTGCAACTTGGTTGGTTGCACACATGCCAATCACAATCTTGCACTGTGAGTAAAACTCAGCAAGGTCTGACCCATAACAGCCAGACTGCACAATCTGCATTGTGCTGCCAAGATAGTCTTGCAGTCTCAAGAGCACCTCAGTGCGTCTCTTGTGCAAAGGATGGCTCATGCCACCAACAAAGCCAACGTCAACGGTCTTGGGTATGTCCAGAGGGTGCAACACGTCTGGCACATAGAATTGAGGCAGAAAGTATGCAGAGGGTATCTGGTATGCAAGCTGGTACTCACTGAGTTGTGCAGTGTTGACCAAAAAGAGCACGTCAATCAGACCGTGCACGCTCTCAGGGTTGATCACTGGTCTCTTGATGGGCCAATCAGAGTCAACACCCTCTGGTGCTCTCAAGTCAACAAAGTGGTACACCACGGTCTCTGGCTTGGGGTGACGTTGACAGTACCATGTCAAAAACACAAGACCCTCTTTGGCTCTGACCCACCACAGAGAGGCACCAAAGTCTGCAAGCTCTGCCTCTGTCTGCTCAAAAGACCAGTCTGCTGCTCTCACGTCGATTGGCAGACAAGGGTGCCCAAAGTGCTCAAAGGCTCTCAGCAGACCATCATACTCTCTGCCAGCAGTCACAGTGCCAAGGTCACCAAAGAGTGCAATCCTGGTCATAGCAGTGTCTCAGAGTGCAACCAAGCAGTGCCATACTTGTCAGTGAGCAACTCTCTGGCTTTGGCCTTGTACCTCTCAAGGTCAATCTTGAGCAGCTTGGTGGTCTGCTTGTGCAAGTGCCTGACAAGTACACCAGTGTGCACTGCCAGCTTGAGACCGTGCTGCCTGAGTCTCATGCAATAGTCATCATCTTCACCATAGACAAAAAAGTCCTCACAGAGATTGCCAACCACGTCAACCACGTCTGCTGGCAACAGCACACAAGTCATTGGCACCATTGGCAGACCGTGCAAGGCAACGTCAATCACCTCAAGCTGGCGGTATTGGTCCCAACGCTGCCAGTACACAGACTGGTCTGGTGCTGTGGTCAGAGCAGAGACAATGCCAACTTGATCGTCTGCCTCAAGAGCGTCAACCAGCATGGTGAGCCAGTCAGGGTGAGTGATCTGGCAGTCATTGTTGAGCAGCAAGATATACTCACCCTCACAGAGCGTGAGAGCGTGGTTGACTGCCTTGGCAAAACCTTGGTTATACTCATGTAGTACCAATTTGACTGTTGCAGTGCTGGCGTCAAGCCTCTCAAGGTACTGCACTGCCAGACGGTCACTTGAGCCATTGTCAACAATGACCAACTCATATGGTGCCTCAGTGTACTTGGCAATGCTGTCAACCAAGTCTCTGGTCAACTGCCAAGTCTCATGTTGTAGGATGACAATACTTGTCAGCATAGCTCTGCCTCAATCTTTGTGAGTAGTGGCAACCAATCACGCTGCCAGATGACAGACCAGTCAAAGTGATTGCGTATAATGTTGGTGGCAGTTTGTGCCAAGCACTCTGCTGTCTCACTGTGTCTGGCATCATACTCTTGCTCAATGGCAGCAACAAAGCCAGAGACGCTTGGCACTGCATACCAGCCCATGAGCTTGCCCCACACCATCTGGTCATAGGGCACACACTGACCATTGTACACAAGCTCTGGCATACTTGAGACCCTGGTTGCCAGTACTGGCAGACCACACGCTTGAGCCTCAGTGACTGGCACACCAAAACCCTCACCACGTGTTGGCATGAGCAGCAAGTCACTGGCAGAGTATATCTTTGCCATGTGCTCAGCACTGTACCCTTGCTCATGCTGTGCACGGTCTGCCAGTATCACCCTTGACTCAATGCCAAGGGTCTTGGCAATGGTGCTCAAGCTCACTCCTCTGGTAAATTCATGGTCACAGTGACAGTACAAGTACAAGTCTGGTATATTGTCTCTGTGCAGCAGAGTGTTGAGTATCTGCATTGCCTCTGGGTACCCTTTTCTGCTGGGCCAAGAGACGTTGCTTGAGACCATCGTCATGACAAAAGCGTCTTGCTGCCAACCAAGCTGAGCACGTGACTCTTGCTTGCCTTGTGGCACAAAGACGCTTGTGTCAACACCAATGGGTATGTGTCTGGCTTGCAGACCCTCAGCAACCAACTGCTGCTGACCCCATCTTGAGTATGAGACCAGTATGTCAGTCTGCTTTGCCATGCGTATCACACGGTCACTTGGTGGTGTGTGGTCAATTGGCAACCAGTTGAGCCAAGGCATTGCCAGTGCCTCTGCATAGTCGTCTGGCACATGCCAGTTGTCGTGCATACCCAAGACAAGGTGAGCACCAAAGTCTTGTGCATACGCTCTGACCGTCTCACCACGCCAACGCAAGGTGTCATCATGGGGTGTTGGGTACCACGTCACACCACCAACATTGAGCTTTGCACCCTCAAGGCCAAAGTTGGCATAACCAGCAACAGCAAAACCAGACTCTTGCAGCAACTCGCTCAAGTGCTTTGCCATGATGCCATACCCACTATTGCACCATGCCATGTTGCTGACAAGCAGTACTCTCAACTCTCTCTCAGGCATTGGTATGCTCTCCTCTCACGCTGTTCTGACAGCTTGGATTGTCAACAGATTGGCAGCAAGCCAGAAAAGCACCCAATCTGGTTTGGATGCCTCACAGGGTTGCTCTGTACACCTCAACCAGTGCTTGTGCCAATCTCATCATATGCACTGAAAACTGTACGGAATTGTGCACGCTTTCTACCCTTGGCAAAGTCTGCCAAGATACCACTTGAGTCAAGCACAATGGCTTGCTGTCCGTAAAAGGTTGCCTCAAGTCCCATGTCAGTCTTGCCTTGGTACTTGATCTGAAAGTCTCTGGCAACACGCTCCTCAGAGGCTCTTGGGTCTTTGAGTGAGCAATAGTGAGCAGACAGCAAAAGCTCAATGTACTCAAGCGTTGCCTCTGGCAAGCCACCAGTACCAGCAAGGTCAAGCTGCACAATGAGTTGGTGTGCCAAGTTTATGCAGACATTGATCTCTGAGTCACTCAAGTCAGTCTCAAAGATCTCTCTCACCTCATCTGCTGTGACTCTGGCACCAGCAACCAAGTCTGCCATTATTCTGCCTCAGTGCTCTCTGCCTTTGGCTCTGCCTTTGGCTCTGCCTTTGGCTCTGCCTTTGGCTCTGCCTTTGGCTTGGTTGAGCGTGAGCGTGAGCGTGGCTTTGGCTTTGGCTTTGGCTCTGGTATGCCAAGTGCCTCACGACACACAGAGAGCACCTCAGCACGCTCTTTTGTGGCTTGCTCAAGCGTCATGACTGCTTTGGCGTCAAGTGCACCCTCACCAACCCAAGCTGCCAGTCTTGCACCGTCTTGGCTCATGACAAAGTCTGCTGTGATTGGGACAGGGTCAAACTTGTCACCAAAAGCGTCAACTTCAGCTTGGTTGGCAACATAGTACTCACCACCAACCAGCTTGCCAGACATGTGCCTGAGACCCTCTTTGATCTGTACTAGTGGCATTATAATGCTCCTCTCTCAGTCAGTTGTACTGCTGCAAAGGTCTGGTCTGGTCAGAGCCAGACCCTTGCTTACAGTCTACGCTGTGTGTTAGATGCTGGTGGCGTGAGCAATGCCAATGTTGCCAGCATAGTCAACCTTGAGCCTTGGTGCCATGGCATGGTACACCTTGAAAAAGAGACCCATACCGTCTGGCGTCTCCCATTCGACGTTGCGCAAGCTCTCAGCAACCACCATGTCAACCACGTTGCTGGTCAACTGCACAAGCACTGCCTCTGTGGTCAGAAAGTCCGAAGGCTTGACAAACTCAACCTTGGGGTGTGCCTCCATGCGCATGATGTCCGTATCACCAGAGCCGTCTGTATAGTACTGGTTCAACTCCTCATACTCAGAGGCAGAGACGTACATGCCAAAGTTGCCATGGTACCTCTTGGCAGAAAGGGCACTGATCATGCCAAGCAGGGTCTTGTACCCGTTGCCAACCGTGCTGAAAGCACCACCACCGTATGCAGCAGCAGTGCCAGTGTCTCTCTGAGGCTGGTTGGTGTACCCATAGATCGTTGAGCCACCAACGACAATGCCAGACGATCCGTCAAACAAGATTCGCTCTGACTCCTCAGCAACACTGAAAGCTGCCTCACTTGCCTCAAGGGTGTCAATGTCAGCACCCAAGTTGCGAGACGCCAGCAACTCACGTCTGCCAAGCTCATACCCGGCATGGATGATGGGCACTGGCACCTCATAGGTCTTTTTGTCAACACGGTCCATGACCGTATTGGTACGACCGTCAAGGGTGACTGCTGGTCTCACACGCTCAGAGGCAACACGCCAACGCACAGTGATTGCTGCCAGCGTGGTGTTGTAGGTCAGACCACGTGACAAAAGGTCTGCCACACCGTTGAGGCGCAACTTGACCATCTCTGTCACAACACGGTCAATCTCAGACCACTCCTCTTTGAGCAAAAAGCTGTTGACAGCCAAGTTGCTGTTTGGTTGAAAAACTGGACGCTTGCAGTTGAGCACAAAGTTGCCAAACTGTGCCACATCTGTCAGCATCTCTGCATTGATCGTCATCTTTGTTTCTCCTCTCTCAAGTCTTGAGTGTTTTGACCCTGGTTGAGCCAGAGCCTCAGTCAGCTTGGTTTAGCTGCCAATACGTACCAAGCAACGCTTTGCAGCAGCACCACCAGTGACGGTCTGCCACGCCACGCCAACGATACTCATGGCAATGGTGGTGGCGTCTGGCGTGCCGAGTGCAGTCAACTGACCAGCACCGTCTGACCTAAGCCACGTTTCACCCTTGGTGGTGCTCTCACCAGCCTTGAGCCACATGTTAAGCACGTTGCCTTGCTCTGCTTGCACATAGTACACAGTGTCACCACTTGCGTACTCAATGTCAATGTGAGCAGTGCTGCTGGCGTCTGGCGTCTGTGTCTCAACAGCAACCAGCTTGGTGGGCAATGCACCATTGGCGGTTGCGTGCTTGATGAGTGTACCAGAGCTTACCTCAAGCAAGTGACCCGGCTTGACTGCCTCACCTGACACCATCTCAAGTCTGTTGAGAGGCTCTGTGTACTCAACAGCAATGGTGTTGTATACCGTGTTTGCCATCTTTGTTTCTCCTCTCTCAAAGAGTCTGTCTGATATTCTGTCCTATGTTGCCAAGCCAGTTACCTTGGTACTATGACCAAGCCATTGTTGGCATAGGCAACTCCTCTGCCTGTCCGTTGTCCCTGTTGGCGTTTGGCAGTGCTCTGCCAGAAAAGTCACCACCAGTCACGCTCTCTGCCAGCTTGCGCAAGGTCTCAACGCTCATTGCCTCAAGCTCTGCCTTGTCAAAGCCAGCATTGGCATTGAGCACCGTGCTCACCAGGGTGTCACGCTCTGCATTGGCATTGGTCTTGACGGTCTGCAAAGCCTCAGCAAAAGCCTTGACGCTGCCAAACTCGTTGACGATCTCACGCAGTGCTTGAGCCTCAACCGTTGCCTCTGGCTCTGGCTCTGGCTCAACGTCCTCTGCCTCTGGCTCAACGTCCTCTGCCTCACCCTCTGGTGCCTCATCCTCTGGCTCTGGCTCACCCTCTGCTGGCTCTGAGTTGGCAGCAAGCACTGCCTGAAAGTTGGCAGTCATGGTGCTCATGGCAGCAAGCGTGCTGTCATCTAGCTCAGCAAGCTGTTCTGCACTCAACTCACAGCACTGGCAAGCAACCAAAGCGTCAATCATTGCTTGACGATCCATGTCTGTGTTCTCCTCTCTTGTGTGGGTCTCAATGTTGCTGTCAGGCAAGCTGTCTGCCTGCTGATCACTCTCTTGCTCATTGGCTCTTGGGCACCCACAACCGTCTTGCCAGTTGCAAGCACCCTCTTGGTCAAGCAGCACTGCCAGATGGTCTGGCACAATGTTACGAAAAATACCAAAGTACTCAACACCGTTGTATGACCCTGTGATTGGTTCAATGTCAGCGTAAAAGGCAGTGCTCACCTCTGCTGAGTGACCATTGCGCAACTGAGACACTGCACGCTCTGCATTGCCACCAAGCTCATACGCTTTTGCCATGTCAAGCCAGATGTCACCAACCAGCCTGGCTCTGTCACCAACACTGTGCACGTCAAAGAACCAACCAGCACACAGAGGCAACTGGTCTCTTGTACGTGCACTCACATACCAACCGTCAACTTGGGGGTGCCCAATTGGTACTGGCATCCCTTCCCAAGCCTCTGGCAGTCTGGCAATTTCTTCTGCTGGCAGCAGCATACCGTTGAGCACAGTTTCAAGCACTGCAATCACAGGCAGCACAAGCCAGTCACGGTCATTGACCGTCTCAACTCTGGCTTGTGCACCATCCTCATTGGTCTGCAATGGCAGCAGCTTGGTTGAAAAGTGGTACAACTTGGTCAAGCCTTTGTCATTGCTTTGTGACATGAGTTGACGCTTGGTCATTGATTGACTCTCCATTGCCTCAGAGCAAAGTGCTCTCTCTGGTGGTCTGGCACAAAAAGTGGGTGACCACGTAAGGTGTCAAAGTGTACCTCAAGCCAGTGCTTGCAAGCTGGTCTCTGCACTTGCTGCCAATACTCATATGTGAGGTGTACAAGATTGCCTCTGGTAACGTTGAGCATGGGTGCCCTTGCACCGTTGAGCACAATGTCTTTGTACTTGGCAAGCTCTGGCTCATAATTCCAACCAACACGCTCTGCACTGGCATTGATCTGGTCAATGTCTCTGAGCATGAACACAATGCAGCGTTGCTCTGTTGAATAGTGGTGCACCCATCGTGACATTGCTGGGCAATGTATCACCACACCCTTTGATCTGACTGTGCTGCCAGCAAGCAGAGCCTCAAAGCGTCTGCAATCATGTACACCAAAGTGCTCCTCATCGACATACTCAAGACCAGTCAACTCTGCCAGCACTCTTGCACCAAGTGTTGTGCCAGACCGTTGTGGGCCAGTCACAAGCACTGCCTCAAAGTGTGCAAGTGACTTGTATGCTCTCAGCACCTCTGCATTGATGGTGCACTGCTGCTCAGTCAAAGTGTTGCATTCCGTTAAGGTTCATTTTGGCAAAAGTGTGGTATAATGGGTACATAATTCAGGGTACAAGAGACAAGCACTCTGTGAAGGCATCCATGCCAGATTGGGTGCTTTTCTCTTTGTCAGCTTTCTGCCTCACTTGCGTCTTGGGGATATGTCAGTACTTGCGCTTTTCTGGCTCTGACAACCCTCTCAAGCACCTCAATGTCAAGAAAGTCCAACAAGTCAACAATGGTGCGTTGTTTGCGTCTCACAAACTCAAGCAGCAGTCTCTTGCCATCAATTCTGCACAGCAAGTTTCTGTTGACCTTGGGTTGACCCGGCTGGTGTACTGGTTGCCAGTTGCCTTGTGAGGCTGGCTGGTCTGTGGTCATAGTGTGGTCACCTCTGTTGTCATTATAGCACTGTTGACAAGTTGTTGTCAAGGGGTGTCATAAATCTGTCAACGTGAGTCTCTCTCAAGCAGTGCTTGCCTCAAGTACATGACAAGGTCAAGTGCCTCTTGGTACGCATCCATGAGAGCGTCTCTGCCATTGTGGGTCTTGAGCTTGGTACCATACTTTGCCTCACCAGCAGCAACCCTTGCTTGTATGTCTGCAAGCACAAAGTATGCCACCACTTGTGACTGGTCACACTCTGCTGGCTCTGGCTCATGCTCAGCAGCAGGGTTGTCAAAGTGCTCACAGTACACACACCTCAAAGGGTCTTGGTTGTCACACCTTGCACACTCTTGGCTTGTCATGCTTACTCCCCCATCCAAAGGGTACCACAGTCAATTGCCTTGTCAGGGTACATGTCCCATAGGTGTGGGCAGTTTGGGTGATACGGAGGAGGATTGTTGATCGCAACCCTTATGGGTACCTTGCCTCTGTCAATCCAGCCTTGGCAGATTGGGCACACTGCTGTGCGTGGTATGAGGATTGCATACCCAAGTTGACCATTGTGCTGGTAAAAGTGCCTTTGAGCCAGAGCACGTGCCTCACCAGACTGGTGCTCATTGATCTGTGGGTTTTTCCATTCTGAGCGTGCTTGGTCCCAAGCGTCAAGCTCTCTGGCATAGTAGTGTCTATTGGCTCTTGGGTTTTTGTCAGCAACAGCTTGTATGGCAATGCTCAAGTCATAGTTGTACGTGTTGGCAATCTGACCAGCACGCTCCTCTGCAAGAGCATTGATCTCTGACAAGATTGGGCCATTGCTCAACTGACCACGCTTGTGCTCACACCCAACTCTTGAGGCTTGTATGGTCAACTCATCTTGGTACGCAAGCCTCATGTCTCTGAGCAACTCAGATCTGAGACGCTCAGTCTCATCAAGGGCAAAACGCTTGGCAAGGTGCACCAGCTTTTGCACCCTGGTCATACCGTCAACAAGTGGTTGCCATTCTCTCTGGTTGAGGCTCAAGTACCAGGGTGCCTCAATCTCACCCTCTGCTGCCTCTGCCTCAGCTTGGTCTTGCTCTCTGGCAGCTTGCCAATCCTCATCTGGTATGGCTCTGAGTGCAGCAGTACCCTCACCAGTCAACTCTGACCACGTTGACTGCAAGTGCCTCAGCAACTCATTGTTGACCCTTGCACGCTGCCTCTGGTCTCTCTCACGTCTGGTCAGTTTCTTTGGCACATTGACACCTCACTGTCAAATTGCGTGCTCAATCTCACTGTCAAAAGTCTGCAAGCATCGGTCACAGAGCCTCAGAGCACCGTGCTCCTCACCATACTTGCGAACCTTGCCATGACCACACAAAGGACAAGTCATGCTCTCAATGGTGTACTCATGGTTGTGCTTGTGCAGCAGTTGGTGCCTCTCCTCTGCCTCAAGCTCTTGGTCAGGGTTGTCCTCATCTGGTGTCTCAAGGTCGTCCATGTCCTCACCAGTCTCACCAGAGGTGTCTGACAAGTCTTGGTCTGGCGTGGTCTCTGGCTCATCCTCTGTCTCAGGCAAGTCACCCTCAACCCAAGGGATCTGTGTTCTCACCTCATCTGCTGTGACCACAGCACCAACCGTGCTGCCAACGCTCTGCACTGCTGCAAGCTGGTCTCTGAGGATTGCTGCCTTGTCTTGGTCACTTGGGTCATAGATACTAGGCCAGTCAACATAATACTCACCAGAGTTTGGTGCTGCAATCACACTGTGGGCAATGCACCAGTCAACAAAAGGTCTGAGTATCACTGGCTCTGCATACTGCTCTTGACGTGCACGTATGGTACCAGCCCAATTGACTTGGTCTTGACTTGAGGCAAGCTCACCACGCTCAGAGCCAACCAAGATGCGCAAAGGGATCTCCTTGGTGCCAGCAATGAGCATGAGGATAATGCGCACAATACCACTTGGGTCAATGGTTGACCCACCAAGCTCATTGATGTCAATGCCAGCAGTCTGCAACACACGTCTTATACCGTGTATATACTCCTCAACTTGGTTCTCAAGCTCTGTCTCTTGGTCAGAGTCAAGACCATAACCGTCTCTCAAGTCAAGCTGCATACCACGGTTGGCAAGCAACCAGACTGCCTCACTTGAGCCACCAACAGTCTTTTGCAAGTCAAAGAGACGGTTGAGCACTGCTTGCAAGCGTGGCTCACCATATACGCTGTTTTCATCCAGACTCTCAGCAACGTGTATGATCCTTGTCCAATGTACATCTTTGCTGCCAATGCTCATTGAGGCAGTGTCTTGTGCACTGGTGCCAAAGTCAATTGAGTATGTCTCTGGCAACCCAAAGCGTGGTGACTTGGTATTCTCATCAAGCTTTTGCACACTCACAGAACCCTCATGAAAGGGTTGCAAGTACAAGAGCTTTTGCTTGCCTGTCGCTGGTTGCTGCAACTCACCAGAGCCAGTGCCCAAGAGCAGCACCCCAAAACGACCAATACCAGCCAGACGGTCTGCACGGTTTAGAAAGTGCCAGACCTTAAGACGCTTGACCAAGGCTTGCCAATCCTCAACAAACTGAGTGTTGGACTTGGCTGTTGCCTCATCTGCACCGTCTTTGACATCTGGTGGTGCTTTCCATGTCTCACTAGCAGGGTACTTGATGAGCCTTGACGCTATGTCCTCACGCTCATACATGCCAAGGTACCTGTCAAAGTCTGGTTGCTTGTCGTACCCAAGCACAGTGTACAAGTCACGGTTGCCACCAAAGGTCTTGCCAATGTTGCCAGCGTTGCCAGAGTACCCAAGCCTTGAGACCATGGCACTGGCAAGTACATTGAGCATGTCACGTCTGCTCAGAGCTTTTTGCTCACTCATCTCTGCTCTCCTCTTTTCTAGCCAATCGGTCTGCCAGACCCCCAAGTGCCACGCTTGCCACCAGTCTGCCAGACATCTGCTATCTGTGAGTATGTGTCAATCTCATCATTGTCACCAGTTGGAAAACTGGCAAAACGCTCAATCCAAGACCACACCCAAGGTGCATTGTGAGGGTGTGGCAAGTATACGTTGCCTGACTCAACACGTGGTGAGGCAGCTTGAGCACGTGCCTCTTTTGAGCCTTGTGGGGTGTACATGATGATACCAGGGATCTTTGAGTGCAGCACGCTCATGACTGCTGGTCCGTTGGCCTTGTCCTCAATGTATATGGCTGTTGCCTCAGACCAACGTGCTGACACTTGCTGCACTTGTCGTATGGTCTCAACCAAGTCCCAACGACCACGCACTTGGTCAAGCAAGTACATGTCTGCTTTGACTTTGCCCCACACTTGACCACAGACAAAGCTGCCAGACGTGGTCTCTTTAAAAGTCATGTCCCAAGACTCAGCAACCTTGTCAAAGTTGTGCTCAAGAGTTATAAGGTCAAGCGTCTCAAGGTCACCAGTCTCACCATACACTTGCACTGCTGGCAAGTGTTGACCAGGGTACTGCCAAAAGCACCACCAGTACTTTTTGAATATGCCACCAGTGCTTGGTGCTGGTGTCTGCTGCAACTGACCAGAGGCAGTGTATGTGCCCATGCTCACCTTGAGAGCGTCAACGTATTCTTTGTCAAAGCGCAAAGGCCAGATGAGTTGACCGTGCTCTTGCCTTGGGTCAGGGTACCTCTTGTTTGGTTCAAGGTCTGACAAGTCAATGCTCTCAAAGTACCTTGTCATGTCCTCATACTCAGCAGGCAGACAGAGCACCTCATACTGTGGGCCATCTTGTGCCATTCTCTCAAGGATGTGACCAGTCAAGTCACGCTGGTGCAATCGCTGCATGATTATGACTCTGACCGTCTCACCGGGGGTGTTGTCTCTGGTGCTCATGGTGTCATCCCACCAATGGTGCACCGTGTTGAGTGCAGTATCAGAGTTGGTCTCTTTGGCCTTGTGTGGGTCGTCAACAATGATGATGTCACCACCCTCACCAGTTGCCATGCCACCAACACCAGAGGCAAGACGAAAGCCCTTGTGGTCATTCTCATAATAGCTTTTTAGGTTCTGGTCACCAGAGAACGACCAAACGTGTGACCAACGCTGCTGGTACCAGCTTGACTGCATGAGTGCTCTGCTCTTGACAGAGTCTCTGATTGCCAGTTGCTCAGCATAGCTCATGCACATGAGCCTTGTTTCTGGTGCAAAGGTCCAGACCCAACAAGGCCAACAGACTGACACCAAGAGGCTTTTCATGTGCCTTGGTGGTATATTGATTATGAGTCTGGTCAACTCAAGCTTGGTGGCAGCAGTGAGGTACTCTGAGATTGCGTCAATGTGCCAGTTGTGCAAGTATGCTCTGCTTGGCTCAAGCAACTCAAAGGATTGCCTTGCAAAGTCCCTGAGAGGCAGAAACTCACCAGACAAGTCAGCGTCAAGCATGGCAAGCTCTCTCTTGTTGAGCATTGACAAGGCAGCGTCAATGGTTGACTCATCAAGGTCAAGAGCAAGGTCAGTGTCATACCCTGGTACACCAGACTGCTCACCAAGGGTCAAGGTTGGGTCATAAAAGTCTATAGGCTTGTGAGACGCTGGTACTGGCACTGCCTCACCAAGACCAAGTGTTGTCACCTTTCTTGACATCATGCACTCTCTGCCAGCTTGTCATGCACCACAGTTGCAGTGCTGTCAATGACTGTGTCTTTGTCTGGTGGTCTGGCTCTGGTGGCAGCAGCTTTGAGCAACTCTCTCACTCTCCTCTTGCGTGCCTCACTGTCTTGCTCTTGGCTCACGTCATCTTTGACTTGCACCAGCACGTCAATGAGCATGGCATACTGCTTTGCCAGCAACTCAAGAGCCTTGAGTGAGTCATAAAAGTCAAAGCGTACAGAGCCACCACGCAAGTTGGTGACTGACTTGACCAAAAAGCCAAGACCGTCTGCCTTGAACTTTTCAAGGTCAAAAAAGGTGTACGTTGTGCCAGTGTCAGGATCAACTTGTGCCTCTGTGTATGAGGCAATGTCAGCACCTCTGGCAATTGCTGCCAGTCTGTGCACCAACTCCTCTTTTGTCATCAAGTCAGCTTGCAGCTTGAGTCTAATGAGCTTGGCAATCTTTGGCTCACGCAGCAGCGTGCTGGCAGAGCTTGCAGCAGACTCCTCTGTGCTGTTGACATACCCTGCTCTGATATATGCTCTGGTGGCATTGTAGTCAACAAAGTACTCACGCACAAAGGCAAGTTGCAAGTCTGTGTACACCTCATTGTCAATTCTGACTTGACCAGCCATTATCTCACCCTCACAGCAGACCCAACTGCTCTGCCAATGCTTTTTGCTTTTGTGCTCTGGTGAGCACTGGTGCACTCACTGGCTCAAGAGCAGCAAGCTCTGGCAGCATCACGTCACACTGCTTGAGATTGTCTCTGGCAGTCTGTGCAGTGCTCTCCTCAATCTCACAAGTGACAAAGTGTCTGCCAAGCATAGTGCACGCTGCTGCCACGGTGCCAGTACCACAGAAAGGGTCAAGCACCACGTCACCAGGGTCAGTGAGCTTGGCAATGTAGTATGCAAAAAAAGCAAGGTTGTCTTGCCAAGGGTGCTGGTGCTTGGTGATTGGTCCAGCCTTGTATGCATCTGGCACCATTGAGCCAGCACGTGCTTTTGGCTTGTCAGCTTGCACCCTTGCATACCAGAGGTATGGCTTGTACGCTTGCTGCACTCTATATTTCCAGAACGTCCTGAGACCAGTGAGAGTCTCAATCAAGACAGGGTACCTCACAAGACCAGGGTCAGACATTGCACGCTCATGGTCAAAGAGGTACTCACTGCAACTCTGTACAATGCAATTGCCACCAACCTTGAGCACACGTCTGGCAATGTTGCCAACCCATGCATAGTCGTTGACATTCTGCCAGACAGGGTCACAGAATATCATGTCAATGCTCTGGTCTGGCACCTTGCGCCAGACAATCTCAAAAGCATTGCCCACAGTCACCACGTCAAGCAAGTGCTCTGGCACTTTGTTCACTTGTACACCTCACGCTGTTTTTGACAGTCTGTTGTCAATCTCTGACACAACTTTGTCAACGATTGACCTTTGTGTAGTATTACACTCATTATACTCTGCTTTGACACCTTGTGTCAATGGCTCACCCCAAAAGAGAGGCACCAGCCAACCAAGCCAGTGCCTCTGCCTTTTGACCCTTACTTGTCAGTCAAGCTGTTCAGGGTCAACCACAATGAGACCAGTGAGCCTCTCAAAAGCACTCAAGAGCCAGTCACCAACCCTGGTCTCAAGCAAGAGCTTTGCCAACTTGGTCTTGCTGTGGTACTGCAACGTCATGACGTTCTCACTCATGATACTCACTCCTCAAGCATAGCAGTCTTGCTGCTTGCGCTTGGCAGACCCATTGGGCCAAACATAGTTGGGTCTGCTGGCTGTTCAACAGTCAATCTCTTGTATCTGCCATACGTCTGCACCTTTACATCTGCCACTTTCTGAGCTATGCCAAAGATACTCTCAGCAGCAGCTTGTGCACCAGTCAGCACAAAGTCTGCTTGCTTGAGACCAAACCACAGACCAAGTGCACCAGTTGCCAGCATACCCACAGGCAGCAGTATGCTCACCACGATTGCCCAAGTCTGCACAAAGGCTCTGCTCTGTTGTGCCAGCACCAGCCAGCACACCCACACGAAAGCAGCGAACAGAGCCACCAGCAGCACTGCAATGGTCACCATTGCAATTGCCTTGATCTTGTCAAAGGTCTTTGCACTCTCACTCATCAAAGTACCTCTCAGTCATACGGTTGAGCAGCTTGGTTGGTGGCACAATCTTGCCATAGGGTGCAAACACCTCAGCAAAGCAACACTCACTCACGCCAGCATAGAACACGGTCACACCTTTCTTGGCAGCACCACGCTCAGCACCGTCTGGTGTGTAAAAAGCTGGTCTCTCTGTGAGGTGACAGCACCAAAGCTGCTCATACAACTCCTCATACCACTTGTACCCAAGCACTGACTTGACCACCAGTATGCCACCAGTCATGTCACCATACTCCCAAGCAGACAGAAACTTTGCAGCCCACAGATGAGGCTTGGCAGTCTTGTCAATCTCAGGGTCACCCCTTCTGTACAACTTGCTTGGTGGGTTGCAGAACACATGACCAACCCAAGGCAGAGCCAGACCATTCTGCTCTTTGGTATAGTACCTCTCTGCCTTGACAACTCGATTGGCAATCTCTGTTGAGCAAGGGTCAAGGTCAATGTACCCAAGTGCTCTGTCTGCCAGCTTGACCAACCAAGCTGGTGTGTACCAGCTATCATCCTCACACGTGAACGTTGTGACATGCACTTGCTGCTTTGTTTCTGACCTTGGGATATACCAATCACAAGACAAGACTTGCACAACTGGTATGTCATGTGGGCAATTGGCAATGCAACTCTCACAGTCAATCATATGCTCACCTCACTGCTCTCTCTCACCAGTCTCAGCACCTCTCTGCCAAACTTGACCAGACGTGCACCACGTGTGCCACCAGGGACATTGCCAGCAAAGCGTGCTCTGTACTTGTCGCGACCCTCACCAGCCAGAGCAGACAGCACTGCATTGCTCACCTCTTGTGCAGTGTAAAAACGGTTGACGCTCAACATACAAGGCTTGCATGTCTGTGCCTGTCACCAGGGTGCCTTGCACCCTCTCACCTTGGCAATAGCAGTCACCAGCACCAGTGAGCTTGTCTGCTCTTGGGTGCTCTGACCCCACAACCACTTGGCTTGCAGCAAAGTCTGTCACTTGCAGAGCCAGTCTGCCTCTCAAGTTGCGCTTGGTCTGTGGGTCACCCATGACAGAGTTGACAGGGTGCTGAGTTGCCAGCACCAAGTGCACGCTTGCTGCTCTGCCAAGGCTTGCAATCTTGCGTATTGCCTCAGCAACAAACTTGTCAGAGGCAAACTCTTGGAACTCATCAAAGACCACCACCAGTCTCTTGGCAGTGCTCTCTGAGACGCTCTCTCTGCTGACAAGCTCATACCTCTCTTGCATTTTACTCAGCACATAGCTCAGAGCACCTCTGGCAGCGTCAACGTTGGTGGCACACTGACCAAGCACACAAGGCAGTGCCTCAAGCCTCTTGAGACTCTCACCCTCTTTGCCATCAATGAGTACCAAAATGCAATCGTCTGCCCTTACAAGCTGGTATATTAAATTATGCAATGCAACTGACTTGCCAGAGCCAGAGGTACCACCAACCAGCCAGTGAGGTGTTGAGTCATCGAGTGCACCCACCACGGTTGCACCATACTCATTGAGACCCACAACCCAATGACCATTGCCCAATGGCTTTTGACACACACTTGTCAACTTGACAACCCTCTCTTGCAAGTCCAAGGGCCAACCAGCCTCAAGCCTCACATACCACTTGCTCAAGCTGACACTGAGCGTCTTGTCATCAAAGTCAAAAGGCAGCAATTGCCTCAGCAGAGCAGCATTGTCTTTGCTCAATGCCTTGAGCACCTCACCAGTCAAGCTGCCAGCACTCACCAAAGCAACTGCTGCTCTTGGGCCAGACACAACTTGCACGCTTGGCACAAAAGACTGCTTGCTCAGCAGACCCAACTTGCCAGCTTGCACAATGCGTCTGGTCAACTCACTCAGATACTTTTTCCTTGTCTCTTGGCTCATTTTGGCACTCTCTGCTCTTGGCAGTCTGGTGCTTGCTTGCTCTCACCAATCTTGACACATCACTGTCAAGTTGTCTCTTTACTTTCCAAGTTCTATACACCCTCTGCCACCACAAGTGCACGCTGCCAACCAAGTCAGCACCAGCCAACAGCACTGCTGCCACGCTCAGCACGACAATGAGCACCAGCAGTGCTTGCATACCAATCTCACTCATATGTCACCTCTCAAGGTAAAAAGTGACTGCTCAAGTGCTCTTTGCACAGCTTTGGCAGCTTGCTCAATCTCAGCAGGGTCAACGTCACCAACCAGACTCTCTCTCACTTTGGCAACTTGCTCAAAGGTCACAGTGCAATTGGTGACGGTTGCATTGCGTTGCCAACCACACTCACGACACACATACACAAACAAGTCACCCTCACTGTCAGCAAGCTCAACCAACTCAAGCTGCTTGCTGCCACACTCACTGCACTTGTTGTACACAATGTGACCAGTGCCAAGCTCAATTGAGTCTGAGTCACCAAGCATACTGTCTCACCTCAACCAATACCAGGGTTGGCGTCTCTTGCTGCCTCTGCCAACAACTCACCTTGGGTCTCATCCTCAGTTGCCTCTGGTGGGTTGTATACTAACTCTTGCAGAGCGTCAACCCACTCCTCAAGACTGCCAATCCTCTCAGTCAGCAACATACCACTTGAGCTTGAGTCTTGCAGAGCATATGGCATGTTGTCAAGACTCTCCTCACACTGCTCTCTCAGAGCCTCAAGCTCACCAATCAGACTCTCAAGCTCATCTGGCGTCATCTCTGCTGGTATGCCATCCTCAATCTCATACAACTCTGCCAAGAAAGCTGACTGAGTCAACTGTGAGCGTCTTGGGTACGTCTTGCTCATCTGGCGTGCCCTATACCGAAATTTCCACCAAAAGTATGAGTCACCCTTTTCAATACCAAAAGCAGGGTATGCTTTGCGTGCTCTTGTCACTCTGTGTACTCTAGGCACTGTGATCTCTCCTCTCTGTGTGCACAGTTGCACTTGTGAAAACATCCAAACCAGATTGGGTGCTTTTCTGGCTCACATACAACCAGCGTGGCTCACCCTCTGTTGTGTGCTGCCTTATGGCAAGCTGGACAAAGCACCGTCAAGTCAACAATGTGCTCTCTGCCAACCCTCTCATATGACAAGTGGTGCACGTGCAGTACTTTCTTTGGCTTGCCACACTCTCTGCACTTTTTGCCATAGAATTGCAGCACGATCCGTCTCTTGGTCTGCCAAGCATCTGAGTCAATGTACCTCTTGTACTCTGCCTTGTCCATTCTCACCCCAACACATCGAGTGCTCTCTGAGCTTTTCTCACAAGCTCTTGGTCTG